CTAAAAACCATATGGTCGTTGCTGAGCAACGTACAGCCTATTGGTTTTGTTATAAGGGACCTTTTTTATAAGCTCAGAGAACTTTGTGAACTGTTTTAAGCATTCTTTGTCCGTGGATCCACTGAGCAACTTGTGAATTTGACTTTGCAGGCAACCTGGATTTTGTGAAATATATTCCAGGGCAATTTGAGCTGTACGCTGATAGCAATTAAGATACTGCAATTCCGCTTGACCATCTCCCGGAAAATATGCCTTGCACGAAATGCAGAAATTTATATAACTGGCGGCAGCTTCCCACTGGCCGGTACGCATGTACCAGATTGGAGCATAATCGCGGAACGGAATAGACGGCGGTAACTCCCCGTCTTCTTGCAAACAGGCAGATACAAAACCAGCCAGAACCGGCCGGGCCTGTTCACATAACGCCAGACGTTCGTGCAAAGGGGCTGGTTTTTGCACCTGCTCCGCTAACTGAAAATATGGCGTGAAATCGTAGTCGTCAAACATTTTTATTGTACCCCCCGTTATTTTTTACCGTTTTTGTTGTTGTATGCAGACTCCCATTCACTGAGTATTTGAACGTAGTCGTTTACTTTTGCCTGATCGGTTGCGGACAGATCCAGGTACGTATGAAACATGTTTATGCCTGATTCGGTAACTTTTGCTGCAATTACCGGAGGCGTGCGAGAATCGAACCCCGGCACATCTGTTTTGCCCATTAAGTAGTCCATGGAAACATTAAAATAGTTTGCCATGGCTATTTTTATATCGTCGTTTGGGGTGCTATTGCCATTTTCATACTGGCAAATAGTGCTTTTTGCGACGCCAAAGCGATCCCCTAATTCTTGTTGAGTAAGCCCAGCTTTTTTGCGTAGGCCTTTTATTCGTTCCGCTATGGTTGCCATAGTGTAACCTCCTTACAAAGTTCTGAAAACTTGAACTATTACCCATACTATACCACGGCATTGCAGGTGTTACCAACACAACATAAAAAAGTTCTAAAAAACGAAACTTTCGTATTGACAGTTTCGTAAACATGAACTATAATCCAAAATGTAAGTTGAAGAAAACGAAACAGAAAGGCGGTGAAGTACATGAACCATGAACTTTTAAGAGACATCAGGGTAGAAAAAGGCGTTACGCAGGAGGAAATGGCAAAATGCCTGGGATACAAGAGTAAAAGCACATACTGCAATATTGAGCTGGGCGTTACAAAGGTAAGCACTGACGTTGCCAACAAAATTGCGGCTCGCCTGGGTATGAATACGAAGCAGAAAATATCCGTTTTTTTACCGGAGTAAGTTCATGTTTTATAAATATGATACCACCGGAAAAAGGAGGATTAAATGCAAAGCCGAGTAACAAAAGCGGCGGGCAACAGGTACTGCCAGGCACGCCTGAAAGCAGCAAAGTACAACGAAAAGCTCTTGACGAGAGCCGGAGCCGTTGACTACTTGCCAGGGGTTACAGAGGACAGCCTGAAAAAGTACGAGCTGGACATAACGAAAACCCCAAACACGGTTGTGGCACTTATGGCTGACGCATACGCGGAGCCGGAATTGAGAGCCTGGTATTGTGCTAATGAGTGCCCGTTAGGAAAAGACAGAATCGCAGAGATCAGTGACATGCCGCCAGAAAGATGCGTGCTCCGAATGAGGAGACACATGGACGACATGCAAGACGCCCTCACAGAATTTGCAGAGATTGTTGAGGACGGGGTAATAACACCGGAGGAGCTTGAAATGGTACCGGAAATAAAAAGACGGTTTACAGAGGCCCGGCAAAAGGTTGATGAAATGCTGGCCGCCATAGAAAAGATTGAAGCCCGCAAAGGGTATCCGGATTGAGAAAAGAGGTGCAGGAGCATGGGAAGAACGGCAGCAGCTACAAAAGAACCACCTAAGTTTTTGAGAGTGGCAGACGTGGCAGCCATGCTGGATATATCAGAAAGCCACGCATACAAGATTATGCGACAGCTAAATAAAGAGCTGGAAGCAAAAGGCAAGATTGTAACAGCCGGCCGAGTATCCAGGAGGTACCTGGAAGAAAGGATGTATTGATGGCAGATAACACATGGAAGTTTTTAGAGCACCAGGAAAGCAACCCGGAAGCATTGAAACAGGCAGTTGATACCCTGATCGGGTACACAAAGAAAAAGGGACTTGCAGGAGCTGAAAACGCACAGCTGGACAGCCTGGAACTTGTAAAACATGTCATTATATGCGAGGCCGCGGCGCTGGTATTAAGCGACGACTGGCAGGCATTTATGAAATACAGAAAAGCAGGAGGCAAGGAAGATGGAGAAAACAAACGTAATTAAGCTCAAATATTTAAGAGCCGGACAGCCATCCGGAAGAGAGTACACATTTTACACACCGGCACCGGTTGAGGTTGGCGACATTGTGGATATTGCAGTGGTAAGCCCGGACAACACAAGCCAGGGAATGGTCACAGCGGTAAACGTACCACTGGAAGAGATTGAGGCATTTAAGGACAGAGCCAAGACGATCATCGGAAAGGCAGCACAGAGGACAGAAGCCGAGGAACCGGAGCAGAAAACGCTGCTGGATGTATAAGGAGGAACAACATGACAAGAAAGACAGTAATGCGCAGAGAAACAGAGGTCGTTGTAGTTGAGGAAAAGCTGACACCGAGAAAGGAAGCCATCAAGCGCCGCGTAAAGCTGGAAAGATGTATTGCGGCAGGCATTAACCTGGGAGCAATGATCCTGACCGGGGGCGCGCTGGTAAAGATCGGGCTTATGGTGTTTGCAGTGATGGACAGCAGAACCGGAGGCCTGGGCGGCGAGGTTTTAGTATTTCCAGCACTGGCAATGATGTTTTTATGGGGCCGTGAAATTGGCCTGAGAGAAGCAAGACAGGAGGCAGAAGCTATTGAGGACAATGGAGGAGAGTATTGAGCAGAAAGCGCAGGAACGCGCAGACAGAAAGCTGCAGTACATAATAGGCAGATACGGGGATGCGAACGGAGAACGCCGCAAACCATATTACAGAGAGCAGCTGATCCAGGAGGCAAAGGCAGCGTTGAGCTGGGAAATTTTTAGCCTTGCTTTTATGGAATTGTGCAAAGAAAATGCCCCGGTGACACCGACCAAAGCGTCCGAGGCATGAAACCCGCAGTTATCAAATAACCGCTTGTGCTTATTATAGCATGAGAGAAAGGAATCGTAAATGAGCAAAATTATTAAGGTTAGCACAGATTTAGAAGTTACTGTACATGATTTTCCGCAGGGAAACATGAGAGAACAAAATCGAGCATTGTACGAGCTGATCGGGAACGGGTGCGACATGATCGAGCACGTTATGCCGGTAAGACTGTACAACGAGCTGGGACACAGCAACCACGTAAAAAGAAGCAATAGCAAGTGCGTGAGCATGTTGATCGACGAGGAGGGACTGCTCAAGGACAATGAGGCAAACCTGATCGGCAGCTATTTGTACGGAGCTGACCAGCATGGCCAGCGGATTGTTGGGAACGTGCTTTTTGTTACGGATGTGTACGAGGGCGACGGGATCAGCTTCACAGGCATTGAGCCGGAGACATTTGAAAAGCTGCATGAACAACTGAAAAATATGGCGGTGGCCATGAAAGCGACCGTGCAGAGCATGAAAGGAGCTAAGGCATGAAGATATTGAAAATGAGACTGGAAAACTTCCAGGGCGTGAAAGAACTGGAAATTGACCCGCAGGGCGAAAGCAGCGCGATCTATGGCGATAACGGAACCGGTAAGAGCACCGTATACAATGCCTTTACCTGGCTGATGTACGGCAAGCCGAGCACAACAGAAAAGAACTACACACCAAAAACCACCGGCAGCCATAACCTGCACCATAGCGTGGAAATGACCGTGGAACTGGCAGACGGTTCAGAAATGGTACTGAAAAAAGATTACCACGAAGTTTACAAGACTATTAAAGGAAACCCGCAGCCAGTGTTATCCGGACACACAACAGATTACAGCATGGACGGGGTACCGGTAAGCGAAACCCAGTTTAAAAAGAATCTGCTGGAAATTTACCATGATGAAGAACTGGCAAAGATGCTGACCTCTTACAACTACTTTTTGGAAAACATGAAAGTAGCAGACCGCCGCAAAATCCTGTTACAGGTGTGCGGGGATGCGGATTTTAATGAGGTTATTGAGAGCCAGGGCGACCTGTTGAGAGAACTTCCGGAAATGCTCCGCAAGCCTGGAAAGGCAGAAAATTATTATACCGTGGACGAATACAGAGCCATTGCTGCAAAGGAAAAGAACCTGACAGACAAAGAACTGGACGACATCCCGCAGCGTATTGACGAGGCTGAGAAAGCAAAGCCGGACGTTACGGGCCTGGATGCACAGACCATTGACAACACCATGGCAGAGATTAAAGAGAAGCGCCGGGAACTGGAAAGCCAGAGAGCTGCCAGAGAATCCGGAGCGACAACAACCATCCGACAGCAGATCGCAGAACTGGAAAGCCAGAGAGCTGCCGGAGAGGCCAAACATGCGAGAGCAGAAGCCGAGGCAAACAAAGGAGCCTACGAGCGGATCAGCAACCTCCGCTATATGGCAAGTACCATTGAAACGGATATCATGCACACCGAGCAGGACAAGCGCGAGCATGAAAACGAAATCCAGCGCCTGAACCGCAGAAGAGAGCAGCTCCTGGCGGAGTGGAATGAGGAAAATGAAAAGGAATGGACCGGATCGGAGATTTGCCCGACATGCGGCCAGCAGCTTCCGGCAGAGCAAATTGAGGAAGCAAAGGAAAACTTCAATACAGCCAAGGCACAGAACCTGGAAACAATCAACAAGCGCGGCATGACAGAGTGCAGCAGCGGAATGATTAAGAAAGAGCAGGACGAAATTGAAGCCCTGGACGCTCGCCTGGTGGAACTGAAAGAGAAGAAAGCAGAAACAACGAAGAACCTGGCAACAGCTGAAAAAGCGGTACTTGCAACAACGGACTATAAGGACACAGCAGAGTACAGACAGTTTACAGAGCAGATTGAGAGCCTGCAGGAAAAACTGAAAGATGCCAGAGCGGCAGCTGCTGAGGCAGACAATGTGCTGAGCGGACAGCTGAAAGAACTGGACGAGAGCCTGGAAGCTGAACAGAGCAAAAAGGCACAGCTGGCCATGGTTAAAAAACAGGACGAGAGAATCGCCCAGCTGGAAAAGAAAGAGGAGGAACTGGCAGCGAAATATGAGCAGCTTCAGAAAGGTATTTACCTTTGCGAGCAGTTTGTAAAAGCGAAAACAAAGCTCCTGGACGAGAAGATCAACAGCCGCTTTAAAACCTTGCGTTTCCGGTTGTTTATCGAACAGCAGAACGGCGGCATTGCAGATGATTGTGAGGCCCTGGTACCTTGTAAAACTGGCCTGGTGCCATTTAAGAGCGCGAACAACGCAGCTCGTATCAATGCAGGCCTGGAACTGATTGACACGTTGGCCGAGTATTACGGCGTAGAGCTTCCGGTCTTTGTGGACAATGCAGAGTCTGTTACAAAGCTGACACAGACACAGACACAGGTTATCCGCCTGGTGGTATCCGAACCGGATAAGACCCTGAGATTTGAGAGAGGAGACAAGTGAGCATGACAAGAGTACACCCGCAGTTTTTAATGAATGGCATGAAAAAGGCCATGGAAACCCAGGACTTTGATGAATTTAACAAGGAACTTGCCAAGGGCATGAATTACTGGACAAACACATTAAACACAGAAATCGGACCGTTGGATCCTAACGAGGTGCCGCTGATCATTACCGCACTGAGAGAGTTGGCAGACACCTACGAGAAAGTGGTACCTGGTTCCGGAAAAATTGCAGACACTTTCCACGGGAATGTAAAAGCCCAGGTGTTTGTAATGAAAATGCCGAAAGGCAACTAATGGACGGCGAAATTTTTACAATCCGTGCCCGCAGGTGTAAGCGGTGCGGCAGACTCCTGACCAGCGCGGAAGCAGTAGAAAAAGGGTATGGTTGCCAGTGCGCTGCAAAGGCACAAGCTGAGGAAGATGAAAAGAAACCGATACCCGGACAAATGACATTTGACGATTTATTTAAGAATATGGAGGAGTAGAACATGGCAAACGAAATGACAGTACAGAAAACGGAGAGCCTGAGCAACAGCGAGGCATTTACAAACAAGGTTTTAAAGGAGTTCGGTAGCAATGTGGCCGGAAACATTCAGGTAACTGATTACCAGAGACAGCTGATCCAGGGATATTTTATCGCAACTGACAGAGCATTAAAGATGGCCGAGGAGAAGCGCGTAAGCAAGAATGAAAACAACAAGGATCATAAGTGGGACAATCCGGATCCGATCAACTGGAACACGGTAGACCTGAACGCCCTGGCACTGGATGTTGTGCACTATGCTCGCATGGGCCTGGACATGATGCAGGACAACCACCTGAGTGCTATACCGTTTAAAGATAACAATCGCGTAGCCAGAACCGGCACAAAGATGTACGTGGTCAACCTGATGCCTGGATATAACGGAATCCAGTATATTGCTGAAAAGTACGCGCTGGAAAAGCCGGTATCCGTTACCGTAGAGCTGGTTTACAGCACAGACACCTTTAAGCCGCTGAAAAAGAACAGAGAAAACCGCGTTGAAAGCTATGATTTTGAGATTAACAACGCATTTGACCGCGGGGAGATCGTTGGAGGATTTGGCTATATTGAGTATACGGAGCCAACCAAGAACAAGCTGATCATCATGACCATGAAAGATATTTTAAAACGTAAGCCGGACAAGGCTTCCGGAGAATTTTGGGGAGGTAAGAAAACAGCCTGGGAGAAAGGCCAGAAAGTGGAAGTTGAAACAGAGGGCTGGTTTGAAGAAATGTGTCTCAAGACCGTAAAGCGTGAGGTTTACAGTGCCAAGAACATGCCGAGGGATCCGAAAAAGATTGACGACGCCTATGAGTACATGCGTATGCAGGAGATTAGACTGGCACAGATGGAAACCCAGGAAGTGATCGACGCAGAAGCGAACCAGGTTGTAATTGACACAGAAGCCCAGGAGACGCCACAGAAGCCAGCACAGCCCGCATTTTTGACAGACGACGGAGGGCAGCAGGCTCTTGACCTGGGAAACCCTACAAAGCCGCAGGCGCAGCCACAGCCTGCACGTAACACTACAGCGGCGCGCACCACAGCAGCAACCCGCACAGCAGGACCGACGTTTTAATGCTGATTAACCCTATAGCATCCGGCAGCAGTGGCAATGCCTATTACATAAGTGACGGACAAAGCAGTTTGTTGTTGGATGCAGGGATCCCGCTGGCACAGATACAAGCCGGATGTGGTTATAAGGTGTCACAGTTAAGTGGCTGTCTTGTGACACATGGCCACGGGGATCATGTAAAAGCTGCAAAGGCACTGGCTCGCATGGGCGTGAATATTTACACCAGCCAGGGAACCGCAGACATGGCAAACCTAACCGGGCACCGAATTTGCACGGTGCGAGCACTGGAAAGCTTCCATGCAGGCACATTTGAGGTACTTCCCTTTGATGTTGAGCACGACGTACCGGAGCCGCTGGGCTTCCTGATCCGCAGCACAGTGACCGGGGAAAAGGTGCTGTATTTTACTGATACGGTTTACATCAAATATACCTTTATAGGCTTGACTCACATAATGATGGAAGCCAATTACGACCCTGAGACAATGGAGCAGAACGTAAAAGAGGGCCGCATACATGCTGCCAGAGCCAAAAGAACCATAGGCTCGCACATGAGCATTGAAACAGTTATAAAAACGCTGGAATCGTTTGATTTAAGCAGGCTGCAGCAGGTTTACCTGTTACACCTGAGCAATGACAACAGCCAGGCCGCAGATTTCAAGCGGCGCGTGCAGGCCCTGACAGGCAAAGAAGTGTACTTGTGCTAAAGGAGGTCTGAACAAATGGCAAGAGCAAGGAACATAAAACCCGGATTTTTCGACAATGAAATCCTGGGAGAACTGCCAGCATTAACCCGGTTGTTATTTATAGGGTTGTGGTGCCTGGCTGACCGTGAGGGGCGTTTACAGGACCGCCCCAAGCGGATAAAAAAGGAGCTGCTGGGCTATGATGATGTGACCGCGGACGACGTTGACGCCATGCTGCAGCAGTTACATGACAATGAATTTATACAGCGATACGAGATCGCAGGAGAGAAATACATACAGGTAATAAACTTCTTGAAACACCAGAATCCGCACTGTAAAGAGCAGGCCAGTGTAATACCTGCACCCGGCGAGGATATGGGCCTAGGCGTTGTGGCAGGAATCCACGTAAAAGGGCGCACGGGAACAGCTGAAAACAGCCAAGACCTCCGGACTTATCAGACCGAAAAAGAGCAGGAAAACGCAAAAACACAATACATGCACGGTGCAAGCACAGTGCAAACACAAGAACAGCACAAGAAAAGCCCTGCTGATTCTCTGATACCGGATTCTCTGATACCTGATACTAAAAAACATACGGTCGTTGCCGAGCAACAGACCGCCCCGGAACCGGAGGAACTTGACAACGAGGAAGAGGCAAAGCCAGGTAAAAGACAGCAGAGTCCTGACTGGAAAACAGCCAAGACACCGCTGGAAAAGAGCTTTTGCAGGTTTTGGGACGCCTTTCCGGCAGTGCGGAAGAGAGCAAAACCGGCGTGCTGGAAGAAGTGGAAGCTGATCAAGCCAGACGAGGAAATGACTGAGCATATACTCCGCGCCATTGAGGTAAGCAAGCAGAGCAGCGACTGGAAACGCGGGTATGTGCCTATGCCGCTGACCTGGTTGAATCAAGGACGCTGGGAGGACGTAAGCGAGGAGGTAAACGTAAATGAGCACAGCAACAATGGCAGCAATGCCGCAGGAAGCCATACAGCAGGGTTCCACACAGCCGGAGACTACTAAGCCGGACAAGTACAGCATAAGCACCGCGGAAGCCCTGAGAGAGGGGTACAGCGTGCCGGAGCCGGTACCGGAAACAGTAAGCTGCAAGTATTGTGGCAGAAAGCTGGAATATTACGGCCTGGTTAGCCCGGTAGCGCCGCGGCATGTGATCGTGTGGAAGAGTCGCCCGGAGCGTTGTACATGCGGCAAGGCACAGGACTTCTGGAAAGACTGGGACACAAAGGAAGAGGCCCGCAAGGCAGCTGAGGCAGAACAGAAAGCCAGGGAGGAAGAAATGCAGCGGTTCCGCAGCATGATGGAGCGCAGCGGCATGAAAGCAAGATTCCAGAACAGACGTTTTGAGAATTTTGTCCAGGACACCCAGGGACGCCGCCAGGCATACACCCAGGCAAAGAAGTATGCCGACAACTTCCAGCGTATGCGCCCGGTTAAAAACGACCGCAACCACGTAACACCGCCAGAGATCGAGCGCAACGGCCTGTTTATGGCTGGCGGGTACGGTACCGGAAAAACCCACCTGGCAGCGGCCATTGCAAACCAGCTGATCAGTGAGGGAACGGCCTGCATCTGCATGACCATGATCGACCTGTTGGACAGGATCCGGGAAACCTACAAGGCAGCTGGCAGCGACGTAGACGAAGCATACATCCTGAGCCAGTACGAGGAAGTACCACTCCTGATTATTGACGATATAGGCAGCGAACAGCCGACCGAGTGGGGCGTGAGCAAGATATTTGCCATTATAAATGCCAGATACGAGGGATATATGCCGACGATCATCACAACAAATTACAGTGGCCCGGAGCTGGTGCAGCGTATGACACCGGAGAGCGGAGACAGCAGGAACGCAGAGAAAACCCTGGATCGCCTGAAAGAGACATGCGTCGGGATTGATATGACGTGGGAGAGTTGGAGGGCACGTTGATGGAGAACACAGGATATATAAAAGACCTGGATTGTACAAAGGACACTCCTGTTATATACGGCCATGAAGATGCGCCGATATACGGGCAGGGCATACGGATAAAGCCGAGAGTGCCAGGCCGACAGGACTCCGAACACATGAAAAAAATATACCTGGAAGAACTTCTCCCCCTGGAAGAGTACGACATGATCGCGGTGTTACTGTCCGGAGGAAAAGACAGTATAGCCTGCTATTACAAACTCATTGAGTTGGGCGTGCCGAAAGAAAAAATTGAGCTATGGCACCACGACATAGACGGCGGGCACCCATCCCGGAGAATGGACTGGCGCTGTACACAAAATTATGTAAAAGCATTTGCAGAAGCTGAGCAGGTACCGCTGAGGTTATCGTGGCGGGTAAATGGATTTTTTGGAGAGCTTTACAGGATCGGCGCAAGCGAACCGGTCGAGTGGATGGACCCGGACACCGGGGAGATATGCCGGTGCAAGTTATCCAGGAAATACATACAGTGCCGGGAACTGAAAGAGAGCGCCACCGAGGAAATGGAGGAGAAGCTCAAAGAATACGGTTACAGAATGAAGTTCCCAGCGAAAACGGGAGATTTAAGCCGCCGCTGGTGCAGTGCATATCTGAAAATTATGGTTGCAGATTCTGTTATGAGCAACCTGAGCCAGTTGGGAGAGCTTGAAGAAATAGGCGGGAAACGCCAGAAGTTCCCGGCCAAGGGAGGAACCCATCAAGGCCGCTGGTGCAGTGGAAACTTGAAAGCCGCCGTGCAGGACAGTGTTACAGCAAACCTGGATAAGACCAGCAAGAATGTAAAAATATTGGTTGTTTCCGGAGAACGCCGCGGAGAATCAGCAGGGCGCTCCAAGTACAATGAAATGGAAATACACAGAACCAATGCCACAACCAAAGCCCACAGGTTGGTACACCAGTGGCGCCCGGCTATTGATTACTCGGAAAAAGACGTGTGGGAAGTATTGAAACGCCACAAGGTAAACCCACACCCGTGTTATAGAGCCGGTTGGAACCGGTGCAGTTGTGCAATGTGCATATTCTCAACGCCGCCATTGTTTGCAGGAATCCGGGAAATAATGCCGGAGGAATACGAGCTTTTAAAGAAAGATGAAGAAATCCTCGGCTTTACCCTGGACAATAAAAAGGACCTGGATAGCTTTGTGGGAGACGCGGAGTCTTGCGTATACCACGGAGACGCCAAGGCACTGCATAGCCTGGTAAGCGGAGAATTTGAAACAGCAGACATTTTTGTTGATGGCCCGTGGATGTATCCAGCCGGAGCATTCCATGGAGCAGAGGGAGGGCCTTGTTAATGAGCAAAGCAACACTATTACAAGGTGACTGCCTGGAACTTATGAACCGGATCCCGGACAGCAGCATTGACATGGTGCTGAGTGACCTGCCATATGGCACAACACGCTGCCGGTGGGACGCTCCGATCAACTTGCAGGAGTTGTGGGAACAGTACCGGCGAGTGGTAAAGGAAAACGGCGCCATTGCACTTTTTAGCGCACAACCTTTTACCACAGAGCTGATCAGCAGCAACAAAGCCATGTACCGCTATGAATGGATATGGAGAAAAACACAGCCCAGCGGATTTATGAACGCCAAGAAAATGCCACTGAGGACCCACGAAAACATAGAAATATTTTACCGGAAGCCGCCGACCTATAACCCGCAAATGACGCACGGGCACCAGAGAAAGACAGCGACGGCATACGGAACCAGGGAATCGGACGGCAGCAGCTGCTATGGCCGGGAGGAAAGAAACTATACATATGACTCCACGGACCGGTATCCGGTGGATGTGCTGCAATACAGCACCGGGGACAAGTCCAAGCGCCTACACCCGACGCAGAAGCCCGTGGACCTGCTGGAATACCTGGTCAAGACCTACACGAACCCAGGAGAGACAGTCCTGGACAACTGCATGGGAGCTGGGAGCACCGGCGTTGCCTGCCTGAATACCGGACGGGAATTTGTAGGGATAGAGCTGGATCCGGAATATTACCAGATTGCAAAAGAAAGGATTGAGCAGCATGTGGAAAATATTTTTTGAATATATGGACAAGTCCAAAATTACATTAACGGGAAAAGGTTCTGACATTTCGCTTCGATTAGCAATGAAATACGACAACCTTTACAATCGCGAAGCGGTTAGAGCTGAGTATCAGAGATACCCCAAAAATAAATATGCTGCAATACCGCTGGAAGCGAAAATTAGACAGTTAAAAGAAACGGAGGAATGAGAGTCATGGGAGAAGAAAAGAGCCGTGATATTGCCGGCATTACAGTGAGATACAGTGACGGCAGCACAAAGGAAATTCAAAGCGGGTGTTGTGTGGACCTGGAAAAGGGAAGCGACGATTTATCGGTTGAAATGCTGAACGTGAAACCGTTTGACCTGGTACGCCTGGCATACGGCCTGGTGGCCGCAGTGCAGCGCCTGGGAATGAGAGACAAGCTCGAACAGTACGCAAACGGAGTTGGAGAGGGACAGGACAATGGATAAAATAACCGTTTACACCGACGGTTCCGCCCTGAGCAACGGTCGCCCTGGTTCCGGATGCGGCTGGGCCTGTAAGTTGATATATAAAGGCCAGGCTCGCATGAAGTCCGGCGGAGCGATAGGAGAAACTAACAACCGTATGGAAATGCAGGCGGTTTTGGAAGCTATGAAAAGCATAACTGATAAAACGATACCGGTTGAAGTGTATTCAGACAGCAACTATGTGGTGGAAACCATGAACGGCCATTTTGCTATGAAAAAGAACCGGGACCTCTGGCGGAAACTTATGAGGGAACGGCAGAAATTTACCAGTATCCGGTTTATATGGGTAAAGGGGCACGATAAGAACCAGCACAACAATGATGTGGATCGCCAAGCAGTGGCAGAATCCCGGAAAGCATTGGAGGCGCAGCAAGGCTGATGAAAGCAGAGGAATTTGTAAAGACATTTACCAAAGAGGAAATTCTGGACGCACTTTTTCATAAGAGCCGCCTGAGTGAAAGAGCGGCAAGAAACTTATGTGTGGCACTGTTTGAGGAGAAAAGTGACAGGCTGCTCAATGAAATGGAACAAAGTACATCCAGGCAAAAACCGAAAAGTTTACGAGAATTTATGCAGCAGCAGGAAAAATTTGAAAAATTAGACAGACAGCAGGAAAAGTTGAGCAAAAACTTTGATTCACTTGAATGGTAGGAGGTGTGGCAGATGGACAAAATTGAGGCCGTGAGATACCTGAAAGAGCTGGGTAAAGACGCGACGCTGGAAGATGGCGTCGTAATGTTGAGAAGCAGAGCAACCGGCGCGGCACTGGATAGAGAATATAAGGCCATGAAAAAAGACCTGAAAGCAGCAGGGTACAACGGAAGCCTGGGAATCCGAGGCGTGAGACGGGAGGCGGAAGCGTGAGAAAAGCGAGCGTGAACTTTAAAAGCGGAGCCTTATATACCAAGGACGGCCGCAAACTTGCCGACATTGACGGAGGCGTTACTGAGTGGTGCGTACCGATAACAGCGGAAAATCAAGCAAAATTGGTGGCGATGGTCGCCAGGAACGCAACCGGTACCTTTGAGAGCAAGCTGCATATCGACCGTCTGGATGCGTTAAGTCTCTTGTACGGCATGAGAATTACAAACAACTGGCTGAAAATGCACGGCGGGATCATGTCCAGGAACGGCGGCAAGAAAAAGAAAAGGAGATTGTTTTGAACAAGATACAACAGATTTTTGGTCTGGATCCGGAATATAACAAAAAGATGGAAGAAGAGGCCAGGAAGATAAAGGAAAAGGCACTGGCAGAAAAGTGGTGTTGCACTTGCGAATATTACATACCAGTTGGCCCGTATGCGCTTCCAAATTGCGAATATGGAGGAGTGGCCACGGAGACATGTGACCGGTACAGAGTGAAAGGAACAGCAATCCGCAATAGTGCATGGGCTGACCGGATCCGTGAGAGATTTATGAGGGTGGTGTGAGCATGGACAGAAAAGAAACAACAAAGTTCCTCGGACAGTTACTTATAAACACACGTTTTGGAGGAGCTGGGAAACACTGGGCCAGTGAGGTAAGCATTGACCCGTGGAGGCGAGAGGCAAAAAGAGTTGATTACATGCAATTTTCCCCGGCTGATCAGTGCTCTATATCCGGGATAGAAAAAGGCATATTTACCTGTTATGAGATAAAGAGCTGCAAAGAAGATGTTTACAGCGGGAACGGCCTGAACTTCCTGGGGGAGAAAAACTATATTGTAACAACAATGGAGTGCTACAAGGACATTTTACCGGATTTGAGCAGCGGGAAATTTGCCAGACATATGCGCGAACAGTTTCCGGAATCCTCCAACTACTTCGGCGTAATGGTTGCAATACCGGACTGGGCGGAGGCGACAGACGAATTTGAGAAGCCCACGCCGTTAGATACAGAGGTAAGACAGTGGAAACTGGCGGTCATATTACCGTGCCGCTATGGACCGAGAAAGCGCTCCATGACAGAATTATTATTTTGCATGTTGCGGAGCGGACATTGAGGAGGAAGAACTATTGACAACAATAATTTTTATTTTAGAGCTGGTCGCCCTGGCTACCCTGATCATATGCGGGGCGTTGCTACTCCTGGATGCAGGAAGCAAGAAAAAGCGGCCGGAACATAAACCAGAGCCGCAGCAACCGCGACGGATAGCAAAGCGCCCAGGCAGATGCAAGAGGCGACCAAAAGGGCAGACTGGCCGGAAGCACCCGAAAGGAAAGAGGGAGGACTGAGCTATGGAGTATACAAAGACAGTAACGGCCAAAAGAACGTACAACGTAGAATTTTACCCAGGCGTATTTGACTGCACGGTGGGCGAATTTATACAGCAGCGGGAACGCCTGGGAGTCCCAACACAGGGATTTAAGACCTGTTTTATTTGTGGCCGGCATTTGGCCATGAACAGAATACCGATTGTGATTAGCGTATCCGGAAAAGGAAACCGGTTCGCGTGTGATAAATGTTATGAAAAAAGCCAGAGGGAGAAAGAACATGAAAAAACAGAGTTGTAGAATGACACAGCAGGAGCGAGAAACGCACAGGGAAGCCACTAAGCTCCGTAAAATGACAGACCAGCAGCTGGTTGATTATGTGAATAGCCAGAAAGAACAGGCGGGGCCAGCTAAAGACCAGGAGGCCGTACATAAGGCAGAAATCGAAGAGTTGGAGGCGGAGGTCGCTAAGTACAAAGCAAAAGCCAACAAAGCGGAAGCAGAGGCCAGAAAAAATGCAGAAAATGCAGTAAAGGCCATTAAGGGCAAAAGCACCGGAGGAAAAGCAGCGGTTGAGCGATTCCTCCAGGAGCTGAAAAAAAAGACCGGATCCGGCAATGGAATCGGCAACGGTACAATTTTTAAATTAAAGAGAATCCTGGACACAATGCCAGACGATTTCGCAGAAAAGGAGGCGTGATCCATGGCATGGGATTCTGGTACATACAGGAGGGACGCCAGCAAGGCGAACCGCGGCAAACCATTTGAGGATTTTATCAATTTTGCAAACGAGAAATACCAGGCCAAAGGCATAGCAGTCATGCACAAGGTCCCCACGGAGTTTATACCGCTCCGCGGGGCGCATGGCCAAGTTGCAAACTGCAAGGTAGAACGCAAGAGTTGTGTGGATTATTTGGGCCGTTTCCGGGACATCCCAGTGGCGGTCGAGGCAAAGCACACCCAGGGAGCTAGAATTGATTTCTCGGCCGTCCAGGACCACCAGGCGGAGTATTTAGACGCATGGATGGAGGGAGAGGGCAGGCAACTTGCTTTTGTGGCCGTAAGTTTTGGCATGAATCGGTTTTTTATGGTACCGTGGAGCTTCTGGAAAGCAGCTCGCGATTGTTGGGAGAGACACAAGAAAACAAAGCAAAAAGAAATTGCCATTGTGCAGCAGTATGGGTGGACCTGGGAGACACCGGGAACAGCCAGCGCAAAGGTAGAAGATTTGCTTCCAGACTGGGAAGTTGATACAGGCGGTTTTTATGGCCTCCAGTACCTGCAAATAATTGACAAAATAGCAGGAGGAGAAACGAAAAATGAGAACAGAGGACCAGGTAATAACACAATTTAACATGAGATTAATCCGGGCAGTGATGCCACAGGGGGCGCCTATGATAGTCGTGTATGAAGATCCGAAAGACTATCCGGGTCTTTTTGTGGCACGCCTGTTTGATGGCCGAAAAAGTACTCACCTGATAGCCCTGGCGGACACATTAGAGGACATAAGAGAAGCAAAGCCGGAGCGGATGCGGATCGTAAATCGGATAGAACAGGACAGCCTGCAAATTGTGGAAGCCTGGCTCTAACAGAAAGGAGCAGCAAGCATGAGAAAAAAGGCAGCGGGAATATTAAAAGCAGTCTGGACGATTGTGATCAGCGTTGCACTGGTCAGCGCAGGCCTGATGTGCCTGAGCCTGCAAAAGCAGGTAGAGGAGCTGAGCAGATTACCAAAAAACGTGCTGGTCTATGATCGGAGCCGCAAAGAAATTGTTGAGTATTACGGCACTCCGGAGAAAATTGGCAACAGCCTGGTATTGCACGACGCAAACATCCTGAATATTGAGGATGTAAGCCACCTGGTAGAGTAGGAGGCAGCTATGGGAAGAAAAGAACGCAGAGCCAAGGAACGACAAGAGAGAAAAGAAAGTATCCGCATGACGCCGGATCGTATTTATGAACTGAAACAGAAAGCGGCCAACGAAGCCGTCCGGAGAGTGCAGGAGATTGAGAAAGGCAAGGAAAAGCAGCGAGCGGAGACTGCTCTGGACATGCTTCTCCTGTTCGGCATGACATACCTGCATGAGCAGAAAGGCTGGGGAAAGCAGCGGCTGGAAAATTATTATGATGGCTGCATGGACCTGTTGAAAGAATTTGAGGACGGCAAGCACACGATTAAGAGCCTCCGGGACAAGCTGGTGGAAGAAACAAAGATAAACCTGGCGGAGGTAAAAGAGTAATGCAGATAATTATCAATATTTTGGCCGGAATCGGAGCGTTGACCGTGTTGAGCATTGCATGGGTAATTGTGATCATTACCATGGACGCACACCGGGAGAAAAAGAAAGAGAAGGAAGAAACCGAGGAAAAGCAGCCAATTTGTGCGCTGACAGATGAAAATTGTATTTTTGTAGCGGAAAGGGGAACCTGCACAGGTTGTCCGATAGCAGAGGAGGCGGAGAAACGTGGGTACAGATAGAGTAAATAAAAACGGGGAAGGTTATCCAGATCCAACATTCGGAGGGGCCTGGGGAAATATACGCCGGGAGGAAAAACAGAAAGAAGCGGAACGCCTGGCAATGATAAGCAATCTCATCCCGGTAATGAAACAGACAGCTGAGCTTGCTGGTTTTGAGGTTGTGGGCCGGATTACATTGAGAGACAAAGGAACCGGCAAAGAATACAAGTAGGGTGCTATTCTAAAATCCAAAATATATCACACAATAAGACACAGGCAGCGCAAGCTGCCTGGGAAAGGAGCAGCAGTTGAGTATGGGAGAAATTATTGATCGCATGGCACAAGACACAGAAAGCCATGAACCAAAGGACACAAGACAGAGATATAAAGGAATTTGCCCGGTGTGTGGGAAAGAAAACTGGATCTGCAAAAGCCTGGCAATGGAGATGGGAATCAATACCGGCCACGGTGCCTGCCTGGGTTGCAAAACATTTTTACATATAACTTTCAATCCGGAGCGGCAGGAAATGGACCTGGAAAGATTTGAGGACTATGAGAAAAGCCAGAAAGCCCGCGACGACGTGGACAAGATAGCCGGAAACCTGGGATATGGAGGGCAAGACAATGGATGAAAAAGAGATAATAATCTTTAAGAAACCCAGCAAGTGGACAGCCTGGCGCCTGCAGAGAAGAATCTTAAAAAAACATGCGTACATTTTTGGGGTAAAGCCACGACTGTTTGAAAGCAATGAATCACTGAGGCAGCGGATCCTGGAAAAGGTAAAATGCAAGTGAGGAGGGCAAGATAATGAAAATTTATGAAAGCGGCTGGATTGACCTGAAAAAGACTATTGAATATATAGCAAGGGGAACAATTTGCAATACAATGGAAAACTTTGAGAATTTTGTGCAAGAGGGTTTGCAAAATGGATTCCCACAGCTGTACCGGTACATCTATAAAGATTACCGTGGAAACATTCGCATAAATAAAAACGTATTTAAACATGCAGAAGAAGTGGTCCAGTATCTGCCTTTTATTTTAAAATTGGACGAGTGCACGGAGTATGGCATTTATTTCGGGAATACGCTGGCGGAAACATTTGAGTTTACAAGAGACAATTCGCGGTGCGCGTACAACATTACAATCCGTCCACTTTATGAAAGCAAAAGAGCGGAAATAACATTTATGTTTGCAGATAGAGAGGAGGGAAACACGCGTGATGAACAAAAGCCTGATTGAATGGTGTGATTTCACATGGAATCCCGTGACAGGATGTCAGCATGGCTGCCTGTATTGTTACGCAGCTAAGCAGGCGAACAGATTTTCTGGTAATGTGCTGATCAACAAAACATCTGAGCAGCTGAGAAAAGAGTGGGACGAAAGAGGAACCCGCTGGGTGCTGGAAAAGCCTTTTAAAAACGAGATCGGGAAAGTGACGCCGTTCCCGGTAAAGTTCGAACCTATGTTTCGGGAGTATTGCCTGCCTATGCCGGCACAGAAAAAGAAACCGGCGGTTATATTTGTGGTAAGCATGGGCGACCTATTCGGGGAGTGGGTACCGGATGAATGGATCCGGAGAGTTTTCGGGGCGGCGCAAGCCGCGCCGTGGCACACGTATTTGTTTCTGACAAAGAACCCACAGAGATACATACAGCTGGCAGAAGCAGGAAAGCTGCCACAGCAGGGAAATTTCTGGTATGGCACGACAGTAACAAGACCAGATCAGCAGTATGCCTGGTTTGAGCCTGGCACGTATAACTGGTTTTTAAGCATTGAGCCTATACAGGAGGATTTTACTTTTGACGCATCGTGGGTTATACGCAGTGAAACAAAAGGAACTTATGCGCCGCCCTGGATCATTGTCGGAGCTGAGACTGGCCAGCAGAAAAATAAAACGATACCACAGGCAGAATGGGTGCAGCATATCCTTGAATTTTCCCAGGCACACGGTAGCAAGGTATTTTTGAAAAATAACCTGGCCCCTTATTTTACCGGGGAACTGGTGCAGGATTTCCCATTTAGTTATCCCCCTAAGAATTTGGGATAGTGTGGATAAGTCAATAAATATTATGGGCGAGCGTGGAAACACGCCGCCCGGACAGGCAGGAGAGCATGAGAATTATGGGAAAAATGGATTGCGCTATGGAAGCCATGTATATGACGGATTTCTTTGAGGCACTGGGATTTAAACGGGCGCGGGTTATGGTTGATAACAATCGTGGTACCGTTGAGGTTACGCTGCTGAAAGGAAGAATCTGGCCGCTGACATGGAGAGAAAAGGCGTATTTTAAGAAATTGAAATGCTGGGGCGTGTGCTATACCGTCCGGAGAATGGTACACGGCATAAAGATATGGGACAACAGAAACTGGGACATAGATTGATCCCGACATTTATGTCGGGAACATATCGGAGAGGAGGCCGACATGGAAATTATAGCGGCATTTGTGGCCGGCGCATTGCTGGGAGCCGGGAGCCTGATCACATGGGCGTTGTGCGCAGCCAATACCATGTATGAGGAAAAACTGAAAAAGGTCAAGACAAATGAGGATATGTTGAAACTGGCAGACCGCGAGCAGCTGAGAAAAGCACTGAAACGGATGTGTTGGAAAACGACAATGTATTTAAGCCCTTTATTGAGGGAGGCGCAGGAAAAACGTATTGATGAATGGTTAGGAGAGGAGGCTGATCCAGAATGGAGAGAGTAATGGAGCAGAGCGTGGAAGAGAAAGAAGAGGTAAGAGGAACCAGCAGAGAGCCTGGCGCACTGGCAGGGGTGTACGAGGTGCTGAGCCAGCGGGCTATTGATGAAGCTATCCGCATAGGCGTAGAAGCAGGAACGGCAGCGGCGGAGAGACGCCTGGAAGAGGGCAAAAAGGAGCAGACAAAGGGAAGATATAGTCGGAGACTGCACAACACACGCCTGTTGCTGGCAAATTACCGGAACCTGAAAGAGCATGTGAGCGGTGCAGTATTTAATGGCCGCAAGGCAAAAGAGAGCGCCCTGGACATTCTGGACGGCCTGGACAGCTTTGAATACGAGGATAATTATTATATTGGCAGCATTAAGCAGAGCCAGCAGCGCACATTGATCATACTGACGCACATTGACGAAATGCTGAATCTGTACCGGATATCATGCGAACAGAGCGGCAAGGCAGAGGAAATGCGCCGGTACCGGATTTTGCACGCTGCATATATCGCACCGGAAAAGAAGAGTGCAGAAGAAATTGCACGCGAAAATTGTGTAGAAAAGCGCACCTATTACAGCGACCTGGGAAAGGCCGTAAAGCCGCTGTCTGCCCTGATTTTCGGCATTGATGGCATAAGACTTGCATAGTGCCTGCACGGTGCAAAAAGTAGACATTTTCAATGCACTACATAGATGTTAAAATGATAGAGTGGAGGAATTGGAGAAATGGCAAGAAAGAAGAAAAAAGACGAGGTTGAGAACTATTTCAACAACGTGGCCAACTACCAGACCGAAGCGGAAGCAAGGGCCGTTACGCCGGAGGGTGTAAAGGTCTTTTGTGCTTTTGACGAGCTGGTACCTATTGGCAAAGTGGTTCCGAACCCTGGAAACCCAAACACCCATCCACCTAAGCAGGTCGCACTGCTGGCTGCCATTATCAAGGGGCAGGGATGGAGGAAACCTATTACAGTGAGCAAACGCAGCGGCTTTGTTGTGACCGGTCACGGACGCCTGGAAGCTGCACAGTCCATGCAGGCCAGTGTTGTGCCTGTTGAATACCAGGAATATGCCTCGGAGGCAGAGGAGTACGCTGATCTGATGGCAGACAACCGCCTGGCAGAGCTGAGCGAAATGAACACCTCGGCACTGGCAGACATGCTGCAGCAGATGGACACCGGAGAGATACCGCTGGAAATGAGCGGTTACACAGAGGAGGACCTGGAAGATCTGCTCAACGCCCTGGGAGGCGTGGACGATACGGAGAACAACGGAGAGGACACCGTACCGCCACCGAAAAACATTCCTATGACCCACGCCGGAGATATTTGGCACCTGGGACAGCACCGCCTGATTTGTGGAGACAGCACTAAGCCAGAAACCCTGCAGAAGCTGCTGGGGGATGAACTGGCGCAGTGTGTGAACACTGATCCACCGTATGGCATAAGCCTGGATGGCGGTGGAGGAAACGGGAAGAGACAGAAACAGCAGATCGAAAACAACGGCATGATCGCCAACGACGAGCTGACCGACGACGACCTCCTCGGCAAGTTACTGATTCCGGCATTTAAGAACGCCGTGAAGTACAGCAAGCCAGACGCTGCATTTTACATTTACCATGCAACAGACACCCGCAGGGACTTTGAGGACGCCATGACGGCGGCCGGGCTGTTAGAAAAGCAATATCTTATTTGGTTGAAGAACAACCACAACCTAAGCGGTACCGATTACCTGAGAGACTTTGAGCCTATGTTTTATGCAGAGAAAGCAGGGCATACGGCCAAGTGGTGCGGAGATCGCAGCAACAACACTTGCTGGAAGATAACCCTCCGGGATGATGCAGGCATGGCAACCACCCTGAGCGGTGGCATTGTTGTAACTGACGGAGCAGGAGGCAAGGCTTTTATTTCTGACAAGGTACCAAAGGGAAAGAAAATCCGGTACCTGAGACTGCAGGAAGATAAAAGCGTTTTCTTATACCCGGAAGATAAGCAGGGAGCCGTTTGGGAAGTGGCAAGAGATACGGCGACGTTCCACCCGACACAGAAACCGGTGGAGCTGGCCACAAGGGCGATACTGAACAGCTCGGATCCGGGAGACATTATCCTGGACCTGTTCGGCGGTTCTGGCTTCACGCTGATCGGCGCAGAAATGACCGAGAGACAGGCCAGGCTGGTAGAGTTAAGCCCAACCTATTGTGATGGAATTATTCGGCGGTATGTAAGCTATACCGGCAATGCTGGTGTTACATGCACCAGGGACGGCAAAGAATACGCATACGTGCAGCTGAATGATGAAAATATAAAGGCAAATATGCCGGATCCGGAAGAAACGCCGGAAGCTGCTGAGGACATCAATGTCCCTGGCAAAGAGTAACACCTGAGAGGGCGGCCACCATGGCCGTTCTTTTTATGTTTTGGAGAAAGGAGGGAGCAGCACATGGCAGCAAAGAGAGACGCGCCTGAACTATGGGAGCAGCAGGAGGGCGAGAAGTCGCAGCATTACCAAAAGTTTTGCCAGTACAGAGATATGCCATACGGAACCCAGGGACGGGAACCGGAGAAAAGAAGCATTCGACGCCTGGCAGATGCTATGGGAATGAAAAGCAAAAGCAGCATTGAAAAGCTGAGTACGCAGTGGAACTGGGTAGAACGTGCAGCGGCCTATGATGTTTACATGACCGAGCTGGAACGCTTCAAGAATGAGCAGGAAATCAAGAAAATGCACGATCTACACGCAAAACTGGGCGTACAGCTTTTGAATAAAGCCACCCGTGGCCTGATAGCCCTCCCGGATAATGAATTGTCTGCACAGGACATTGCCCGACTGGCAGACGTCGGCGTGAAGATAGAAAGAATGAGCCGCGGCGACAGTGCGGAGAGCATAGCCGTGAGCGCAAAGGCAACCGTTGAGCACAGCGGCGGCCTGGAACTGAGCGGCAGCATTCCGGACATGTCCGACCTATCAGACGAGGAGCTGGAAAACCTTGAGCAAATACTGGGAAAGCTACATAAATAGCAGCCAGTTTGACCCAGGAACCCTGTTAAAAGGGATTCGCAGGGAACGGGCAGAGCGGTCCCTATCGGAGTTTATACAGCAGTCCTGGCCGATTATTGAGCCGGGTACCACGTATATACCGAACTGGCACATTGATCTGATATGTGAGTACCTGCACGCTGTTAGGGACGGGGAAATAAAGCGGCTTGTGATAAATATCCCGCCCCGACACATGAAAAGCATAAATGTAACGGTGTGCTTCCCCTGCTGGGCCTGGACCCAGGCACCTGAGAAAAGATTTATTAAGGTTTCGTACAGTGATTCCCTGAGCCGTAAGCACAACGTACTGAGCCGTGATATTATACAGTCTCCCTGGTACACTGAGAACTGGGGCGACATTGTAAAATTGAAAGACGACGTAAACCGGCAGAACGAATTTAAGAACACCCACCAAGGTATGATGTTTTCGACATCTGTCGGTGGTGCACTGACTGGCGAGGGCGGCGACATAATTATAGTTGACGACCCGCAGAACCCAGCGCAGGCCAACAGTGAGACTGAGCGGCAAAACACTATAGATTTTTTTAAGAATACACTGCAGACACGACTGAACGACCCAAAGAACGGCGCGATCATTATCGTTATGCAGCGATTACATGAAATGGACCTGACCGGCTATGTGCTGGCAGAAAACCTGGGCTATGAACATTTGTGTTTACCGGCTGAGGCAGAGAAAAAGACAATAATAACATTCCCGAAAAGCGGCAAGCAGCTCATAAGGGAAGAGGGGGACATCCTGAACCCCCAGCGATACGACAAGGAATCTCTGGCCGGACTGAAAAAGAGCATGGGCTCTTTACAGTATTCCGGACAGATGCAGCAGCGGCCGGCACCGGCAGACGGTAACGTCTTCAAAAAGGCCTGGTTGCAGCACTATTACACAACAGCCCCGCACTGTAACATGATCATACAGAGCTGGGACCTTGCATTTAAGAACAGCGACGGTAGCGCCAAGGTTGCCGGTTATGTGGTCGGCAGAAGTGGCCCGAACATATACGTTTTTGACCTGGTAAATGACAAAATGAGCTTTACCCAGTCGGTAAAAGCTATCCGGGACATGACAGCGAAATGGCCAAAGGCCAGGGCAAAGGTTGTGGAGGATAAGGCGAACGGACCGGCGGTCATGGACGTGCTGGACAAGGAAATCCCTGGAATGGTGCCATATAACCCGCGCGGCAGTAAGGAAGAGAGAGCAATATCGGTTACGCCGTACTTCGAGGCTGGGAACGTATTTTTCCCGGATCCAAACACGGCGTCATGGGTCGCAGACCTGCAAAAAGATTTATTGATGTTCCCGAAAGGGGTATACAAAGACACGGTTGACGCCCTTGTGCAGGCCGTGTTGTATTTGATGGACAAGCCATCGCAGACAGGACCGCCGGCCGAGGCAGTAGCGGGCGGCATGAGCAGTTATTGGAGAGGAAAGTGAGGTGCAAGGCTATGGGAATGGGAAACAGAAACGCTGCAAACGGAAGCATGATCGCCGGCATGGGCGGTTTTGGTTGTATGCTTTACAATGCAACCGGAGCGGCCACTAAGTACGAACCGGAGGCAGAGAACCGCCACATTGTTGCGGTGCAGGCGCTGACAGATACGACAATCAGAACAGTGGGAGCCGCCTGGGATGCGCCAGCAGCGGTTGACGGCCTGGTTTTGACAGCAGGCAACTGTTTGTACCTGAAAGCGGCCAGCGTGACGATTTCAAGCGGTACAGGTATTATGTACTATGGATATGGCCAGGTAGCAGAGGCAGGTGGGGAATAATGAGCCTGTCGCTGATGAACCGGATCAACCGGAACAATAAGACCAGCAAGGGAGACGGCAAGAACATGGACAGAAACGCCTCCGTGCAGGTTAAGGTACAACAGACAGCACAGAAGCTGCTGTATAAGATTTGTGGACGGAAAGGAGGGCTGTCATAGTGGCAACCACAGCAGGAGAAATCGGCCGCATAGGGCAAAAGCGCTATGGCGGCTTTTTTTACGAGGAATTTTTGAAAGAGCTCCAGGGCCGTAAAGGCGTGGAGACATACAGAGAAATGGCGGACAATGACGACGTGATCGGCGCCATACTGTTTGCCATTGAAATGCTGATTCGGCAGACGAACTGGACCATACAGCCAGGAGGACCGGAGAACGCAGACGAAGAGGCAGCAGAGTTTGTTGAGAGCTGCATGGACGACATGCAGGACACCTGGACAGATACCATTTCGGAAATCTTGTCCTTTTTAACATACGGGTGGAGCTACCACGAAATCGTGTACAAGCGGCGTTGCGGCAAAAATAGGGACAGCCGCCTAAATAGCAAGTATGACGACGGGCTGATCGGATGGGCCAAGCTGCCTATCAGAGCACAAGAAACCCTTTATCAGTGGGAGTATGACGACAATGACAACCTGACCGGCATGACACAGATGCCGCCGCCAAACTTCGGCCTGTACACGATACCGATAGAAAAAGCCCTGTTGTTCCGGACAAAGAGCCGGAAGAACAACCCGGAGGGGCGCAGCGTACTGAGGAACGCATACCGGTCCTGGTACTTCAAGCGCCGCATACAGGAGATTGAGGGAATCGGTATAGAGAGAGATCTGGCTGGCTTCCCGGTGTTGACAGCGCCAGAGGGTATGAACATATGGGACACGGATGATCCGGACATGGTAGCCATCCGCGCAGGCATGGAGGCCATTGTTAAAAATGTGCGCCGAGACAGTACCGAGGGGCTGGCACTTCCGAACGGCTGGCAGTTCCAGCTGTTGAGCACCGGAGGCCGCCGCCAGTTTGATACCAACGCGATCATTGAGAGATATGACACCCGCATGGCAATGACCGTGCTGGCAGATTTTATTTTCCTGGGGCACCAGAGCGTCGGCAGCTTTGCACTAAGCAGCGACAAGACAGAGCTGTTTTCCATGGCAATAGGCGCGTACCTTGATATTATTTGTGAGGTTTTTAATAACCAGGCAATCCCCCGTCTGATCAACCTGAACGGCGACCACTTCAACGGCATTACAGATTACCCGCGAATGGAGCACGGAGACATTGAGGACGAGGACATCGAGAAGCTGGCCAACTACATAAAGGAAATGACCGGCGTCGGCATATTAACGCCAGACAGCCAGTTAGAGGACTATGTGAGAGAAGCAGCACACCTGCCTGAGCGCCTGGAAGATGATACCCCGGCGGTACCGGCACAGGGAGGAGAAAAGCCAGTAAATGCGCGGCAGAGGCAGCAGGCAAAACCACAACAGCAGCGTAGCAGCACGGTTGACCCCGGAGGAGAGGAAGATCCTGACGGAGTGACCGAGGAAGATATGCAGGCCGTTGAGGAGGCAAGGAAGAGACTGGGGAGGGACCCATAATGCAATTTAAGAAAATACGGATCCGCAAAGCGACTGGCAAGAAGAAAAGCCAGGGCGGACAAAATGCGCTGAACAAGCTGAACAGCTTCCTGAACGCGGCGTCCGCTGAACCGGCATATATTTTGCATAGCACATGGACCAACCAGCAAAATGCAATTACCTACAAGGAAATCCGCGAGGCTATAATGAACGGCCACATGAGCGAAAGCACTTTCCAACAGTGGCAGCAGGATTATAGCAAGATGGTAAGCGACAAGCTGTCCCCTGTATGGGTTAAAGCTATGGAAACAGCAAGCCTGGGCGTGCAGGAACAGCATGACAGTTTTTTCTTTGATCACACATGGCCAGGGGTAACGAAGTGGGTTCAAGAGCACGGCGCGGAGTTTGTAACGAATATAAGCACCGAGCAAAAGAACGCAGTGAGCGCCCTGATCGCCAGAGCGTACAGCAAAGGGGAGAGCGCGGAGGAATTATCCAGGGCAATACGTCCGTGCATAGGCCTGACACAGCGCCAGGCTATTGCAAACGCGAACTATTACGATCATGTGAAAGATTCCTTGCTAAAGAATAATCCAGGCATGAAAGAGGCCACAGCGGCCAAGAAAGCCCAGGAAGCAGCGGCCAAGTACGCAGCGCAACAGCACCGGTACCGTGCTAACATGATAGCGGAGACAGAAATGGCATTCGCATATCAGCACGGCGAGTATGAAGCAGTAAAGATGGCCCAGGCGCAGGGCCTTATGGGCGTTGTGGAAAAGGTATGGTCAACAGCTTATGACGACGGCGTTTGTGATATCTGTAACGGGTTAGAGGGGCAGACGATAGGCATAGACGACGATTTTAATTTTAAGCTGAATAAATTACTTTTTGGAGGGCAAAGGCTGACGCCACCGGCACATCCGCAGTGCAGGTGTGCAGTTGAGTATAGGGAGATTTCCCCGCCGGTAATACAGCCGGCACAGAGCCAGGTACCGGGGCCAAACATTCCGGATCCGGCGACACCGTCCATCCCTGACAGCTTGCAAATGCCGCAGGGAATGAAAGACAAAGGCCTGGCACACCTGGGCGGTACCGGAGAAATGCACTTGTGCGAGGATGACAGCGGCACGGAATGGCTTTTCAAACCGGCACAGTCCAAAAGCGGCACACCGGAAGAGTTCCGGGCCTATGTGCAGGAAGCTGGTTACAAGGTGCAGGGCATTGTGGATCCGGACACGGCCGTCAAGGTTGGCACCGGACACATAGGCGGCCAGTTTGGTGCATACCAGCAGAAAATTGACGTGGACCCGAACGGGTTCGACTTCAAGGCGTGGCAGCAGTATGGCACCAAAGGCCTGACAGCTGACCAGGTACAGCAGATACAGCGGGAACATGTTACAGACTGGCTGCTGGGGAACTATGACAGCCACGGCGGCAATTTTGTAACAGATACCAGCGGGCAGCTGATCGGTGTAGACAAAGAACAGTCTTTCCGGTACATTACCGACAAGGCCAGCGGAAAAATGACATACGCATACCATCCCAACAGCAAGTATGGCGAAACAGAACCGCTGTACAACACTGTTTTCCGGAAGTATGCCAACAATGAGCTGGATCTAAACCCGCAGGACACCCTGGCATATATAAAACGGGTCGAGGCAATACCTGACAAGGAATACAGAGAAATATTCCGGGGCTATGCTGAAAGCCTGAAAGGCAAGGGAAAGGATGCAGAGCAGCTGCTGGATGCCATTGTGGAGCGAAAGCAGAACCTCCGGGAAACATACCGGACATTTTACACGGACCTGTTGACCCAGCGAACCGGTAAAAAACAGGCAGCTTTTGTGTGGGCGGACGAAGCGCAGAACACGGCCAAGACCATCCAGGCAGCCACGCATGATGCGGCAGCGCTGAAAAAGATGGGAAAGGCAGATCTGCTGCAGATGGCCAAGGCCCAAAACATTGCCTATTGCAACAACATGAACAAGCAACAGCTCATTGACAGCTTGTCCGACCCGGTAAAGGCCAAACAGTGCAGCAAGGATGTACGGGACAGACTGGCGGCCAACCAGGCGGCCAGAAACGCCAAGGCGACACCGAAAGCACCGGCAGCGACCAACACCGGGCACCTGCCTCCAGGGACCAAAACGGCCGAGGATGTATTTACAGATTTTGACAAGATACACCCAGGACCGAAGCAGGGGCAGGCGGTATGGAGCGACGCGGACAAGGTTGAGGGCATGAACCTGAGCGCCCGCCGTATGATCATAGACGGAGACGTGCACTATGAGATTACCGGAAAGCTGAGGTCTAGCGCCTGGGATGATGTGCTGCAGAGGATGGACGGGGCAAACCCGACGGTCCCAGCGCAGCGTATCAACATGAGCTTTGAAACCACGGCCCCGACGGCAAGAGCATGGACCAGCAACACACTGGTTGAAACTCAAGCAAACATACACGGGGTTGTTACCTACCTGGATTCCTATGATCCAAAGTATGCGTCCTTTGAATTGTACAGCGGCCAAAGCCTGCATTCCTGGGACGGGTATTTTAGAATCCGTGTTCGAAGCAGCGGAGACGGCATAGCGGACGCCAAAAAAGCCACGGAGCTGCTGAAAAAGGTAGGCCTGGACGAAGTAGCCAGGACGCCAACGGCAGCAGCAGAGGAAACCCTGAAAAAGGCAAGGCTTGTGTGGTCACAAGCCCCTGGCCGTGTGGACGAACTGAAAGACCTGGCAGGCAGCAGACTGGTAAGTAAACTGGACGAGATAATCGCCCAGGAAAATATCAATGTGGTGCAGCTGGCCAGTATGAAGCTCCAGAGCGAATACAACGGCTATATAACCTATGTGGTGCCTGGACTTGCAAAGGACCTGGAAAAGGCCGGTGCAAAGTATGTTTACCATAGCGTTTCCAGAGAGGGCGACGTTATAAAAATTTTGCAAAGCGGCGGAATTTCGTCCACCATGAGCAGAATCAAGCAGGGCATACAGCAGCCAGCTGGTGCCAGCATGTACTCTGATATGGGAACCGGCGGAGCTGATAACGCGTTTACCAGACTTGTGACCGGAAGCGCACAGAAAGCAAAGCGAAAGTTTTCCAACGCCAGTGTAGCGGGAGACTACCAGATAAAAATGAGTACCGCAGTCCTGGAACGTACAGACTATTACTCTTTTGGTGGGGATAAGTTTGGAAAAGTTGCAGATATAAGTAAATACGGGGCAAGCCCTGAACAGTTTGTCAAGAACATGGAAAGCAGTTTTGCTGGAAGTAATGAAATTATGTTCCGAAACGGAATAGACAGCCGATATTTTACAGAAATCATGTGCAATAGCAGATATGAAAGGCAGCACCTGTTGAGTGAACTTCGAGCACGGGGTATAATGGATATTAACGGCATTGATATTGAAAAATTTATAACCGTAGGGAGTGAACTGTAATGGATTATAGAAAAGCATACTGGTTTGAACAGCCGCACATGCCTGGCATGTTTAATGTGGCCGTACAGCCTATTGTGGATCCACGGGACGGGCGCCTGCATTTTGCGGTACCTGATTCCGGTATATGGGCCTTGACCGGAAAAGTGATCAAGGACACCGGGGACTATTTTGAGTTTGAATGTAATGACAGTGTAATGGGTGCCAGAGGCGGCACCTATAAATTTTCTGCACTGGATATTAAGACATTCCGGAAAGAAACCTGGAAGTGGATCGCGCAGGGCAAGGACATTGCTGAGTGCTGCCAGAATACAGCAGATCTGCATTTCTGGTACCGGAAGAACTGGCCAAACAGCCGCGTGGCAGAAATTGGAGCCTGGGAGATGGAAGAGAACAGGCGAAAAGGACACCGCACGGACACTTAAAATCAAAAACGTACATTTTCGAGCGTAAAGCGTGACAAAAACGCGGAAAACGTGCAGAAAATCAACAATAATGTGCAGAAATGCCATTTAACGCAGAGCGTCTGGAAGAACCCAGGCGCTTTTTTCATGCCTAAAAGGAGGAGAAAATGCAGACTTTCAGTGACATTATTAAGAGCCGGGCGCAGCCAGTTGAGAAAAAGGGGCGCTTTAAGGTTCAAAAAGTAGACGAGGACAAGCGGCTTGTATTTGGGTGGGCCAATGTGTCCGTAGATGTGGGCGGCAATGAGGTTGTTGACCTGCAGGAGGACATGATCGACCCGGAAACCCTGGAAGCCGCAGCCTATAAATTCGCAGAGCTGTACCGAGACGGCGGGGAAATGCACGAAAGAACAGGAACCGCAGTCATGGTGGAAAGCGTTGTGCTGACTGAGGAAAAGCAGGCAGCAATGGGACTGGCCGCCGGCACCTTGCCGGTTGGTTGGTGGATTGGCTTCCGCGTCACTGATGATGACGTATGGGAGAAAGTAAAAAGTGGAGAATACAGCATGTTCTCCATTGGCGGAACCGCGATCCGGGAAGAAGTTGAGGACGACGACGGAGCCGTAGCAGAGTGATAAGCAGGAACACCGGGAAACTGGTGTTTTTTGTTTATAAAAATTTAGAGAGGAGGACACGGTCAAGTGGCAAAGACAAAGCTGAAAGACCTGGAAGTAACAGAGGTTAGCCTGGTGGATGCTGGCGCAAACCAGCACGCGCACGTTGCCCTGTATAAGAGAAACGGCGGGAAACCGGAAGAACAGCCGACGGGCCAGAATCCGGAACAGGCACCAGCAAAAAGCGGCCTGCACAAGTTCTTTTCTGCCATTGGCAAGGCGTTGAAGCTGGACCAGGCAGACATTGACAGCGCAGTGGCCGACATTGAAAAAGCAGATACATTCAATGACAAGATGGAAGAACGCAAGCTCCGCCGCATTACTGATGAAATTTGGGATGTGTGTTTTGCACTGGAAAACAGCTTGTGCAGCATTATCCGGGACGAAGAAGTAACGGACAAGGCCGCACTGATGAACCAGAGCATTGACGAGTTTGACGTGGCCATCAAGGGCCTGGTTACTTCCTGGGGCGCAGGTAAAACGGCACAGATTGTAAAAACAGCTGGTGCCGTGAGCGTAGAGCACATGCAGGAAACCGTTGACCGCCTGGGAGGGATGATTGAAAAGGCGACAGGCAAACCGCAGCCGCCGGAAACAGAGGATCCTGAACAGGAGGGCGGGGAGACACCGCCGGAAGATAACGGAAAAACCAAAACAAAGAAATTTATAGGAGGAGAAACTGACATGAAATTCAACGAGGCAAACATGACAGCAACAGACCGCATGGCGTTTGAAGAACTTAAAAAGCGCTATGGTGTTGAGGATGGAGCTGAGGGCGCAGGAGCAGGCGCAGGAGCAGCGCCGGAGGGCGTAGGCAAGGCAGCGGGCACCGGAGTAGTAGAAACCCCAGGAGCGGCCGCTGAGGGCGCACAGGGAGCAACAGGACAGCAGGCAGCAGGCGAAGATATTTACAAGGGCCTGCACCCGTTAGTGGCAGCTGAACTGATCGCACTGAGAAAGCAGGCAGACGCAGCGCAGGAGGAAAAACTTTACAACGTTGCGAAGAAGTACGAGATCATCGGCAAGAAACCGGAAGAACTGGTCCCGACATTAAAGGCACTGCAGGCAGCAGGCGGCACTGCATACGACGACATGATCGGCGTACTTGACGGAGCAGTGGCAGCGGTAGAAAAATCTGGACTTTTCGGAGAAGTTGGCAAAAGAGGCGTAGGAGCCACAGGAGGCACTGACGCATGGAGCCAGATCGAAAAGAAAGCGGAAGAAATCCGCAAGAGCAACGCCGCCCTGAGCTATGCAGAATCCATTGACGCTGCATGTGTACAGAACCCTGACCTTGTACATGAGTACGAGGCAACAAGACGATAAGGAGGCAGAGATCATGAGCTATTACGGAACAGTTATCAATGACAGTGCAGTAATTGTGGTAAAGGCCGGGGAAGAGATTCCGGCACCGGCTTTTTTAGCAGTTGGCGCTGACGGAAAAGTGGCAACAGCAGGTAAGAACGCCATCGGTATTGTATTGCCTGGATGCGACGACAAAGTAACAGCAGGGGACGACCTGGACGTGCAGATCAAGGATATTGGTGCATGGACAGCGGGCGCAGCCGTAGCATACGGCGACGAGCTGGCAGTCGGAACCGGCGGCAAGGCAGTAAAGGCAACAAGCGGAGCCTTTATCGTAGGCATTGCACTGGAAGCTGCAACCCAGGCAGGCCAGCGCATTGCTGTACAGATCGTAAAAGCAGGCTATAAGCCAGCAGACTAATAAACAGGAGGAATAAAAGACTATGAGCAGAAATGTAATGAGCACAAACGCAGGCATTGCAGCAGAGATCGCAAAAGGATGGAAGCCGAACCAGTACCTGACTAACATGTCCCAGGCGTATTTCGCACAGCCTGGCGACTGGGTGGCACCGTCCATTTTCCCAATTTGCCCGGTAGCTACTAGCTCCGGATTTTACTACACATTCGACAAGGGAGATCTTGCAAGGGACAACGTAGCCCGCAAACCGGCATTCGGAAAAGTTAATCCAGCCATCATGGGAACCGGAGAAAACCAGTATGGCTGCAAAGTTGACCAGGTTATTGTTGGCATTGACCAGATCGCAGCCTTGAACTACCAGCGCAGCCACGCGCCGGGCGTACAGGATCCGCGCCGCGCAAAGGTACGTTTTGCAAACGAGCAGATGAGCCTGCACCTTGACATTCTTTTCGCACAGGGATTTTTCCACAGCGGCGTTTGGAGAGACGAATGGCAGGGAACTGACAGCGCGCCGTCTGGCAAGAAATTCCTGAAATTTAACGACGCGAACTTTGATCCGGTGCACTTCTTTGATGAACGCCGCCGCGATATTAAGCGCAGAGGCCGCAGACAGCCGAACCGCCTCGCCCTGGGTTATGACGCATACCTGGCACTGAAAGAGCACCCGGACATTGTTGAGCGCGTGAAGTATACCGGATCCACAGCAAACCCGGCAATCGTAACACAGCAGGTTCTGGCACAGGTGCTGGGATTTGAGCAGGTAAAAGTGCTTGAATCCACCTACAACGTAGCAAAACCGGGAGAAGAGGCTGACATGCAGTTTATTTGCGACAGCAACGCAGCCCTGATGTGCTATGCAACCAATACCCCGCAGGTGGATGAACCATCCGCAGGTTATATTTTTACCTGGGACATGTTAGGTAATGGATCCTATACAGCTATGGACCAGTACGAAGGAGAAAACGGCACACATTCTGAGTTCATTGAGGGCCTGATCAGTACCGACATGAAAAAAACAGCCGACGACCTGGCAACATTCTTTACGGATTGTGTGTAATGCCTGAAAGGAGGATGCTATGAGTTATGTGTGCGTAAAACCGATTACATTACTCGGAACCGCTTACATGCCTGGCGACATGATCCGGGACGGACACATCCTCCCTACCAGAGAGCGTGCATTGTTACGCACTGGCTGCATTGCTGAGGTAACGGGAGCCGCAGAGCTTCCCGTTGCTGAGCTTGTGCAGGTGGAAACAGGGGAGGAAGTTACTTTTTCCGTTCCGGTAATACAGGAGATCGACGGAGACACAGCCCAGGTTATGAGCGTGCCGCTGACTGAGGGAGATATGCAGCAGGTTTTTGCCATTATGCAGATGAACGCAGACGAGGCTGCAAAAGCCATTAAAGATGTGAAAAGTGAGAATATTTTAGTTGTACTTCATGCAACAGATTCTCGTGTCACAGTAAAGAGAGCTGCAAAAAGCCAGGCAGAGGAGCTTTTGCTGGATGATAAGGCAATCTTGACGAATGACCAGGCAAAAACAGAGAACTTGCCAGCAGAAAGCCAGGAAGTATCAGAAACGCCGGAGCCAGCAGAACACCAGGAAGCGGCCGAAACACCGGCAGAGGGGTAAGGTAATGCCGCATGAAAAAAACGTATACCTACAATCCGGAGAAGATAGGAGAGCAGGGCGTTGACCGTATGCGCTTCGAACTGGGCGACACCATGGTCGAGGGAGCAGAGGAAACCAGCGCGCTGAGCAATGAAGAATACACGGCCATCATTGCGGCAAAGAAAACGTGGAAGCGTGCCAAACTGGCAGCACTGGAAAGCATTATGCGACGGTTTGGCATGGAAGTAAACACGACAGTGGGGCCGTTAAAGTTGGAAATGCAGGCACGCGCAGAGTTTTGGCGGAAGCAGTACGAGCAGCTGAAAAAAGAGTGTGGAGCCGACACGGTACCAACGGCCGGAAAAGCTTCTCCGGAATCGGGCGCAGACGGAGGCCATTATTTTTATGGTGGTATGCACGATAATGTGTACGCAAAAGACGGAGGGGGCGAGCGCGATCTTTTATTTAAGACCAGGTAATTTGTACAAAGATTTTTTTGTAGCAAAATGCACCAGCGGCGTAGATGGGAAAGGCCGCCCTGTAAAAAAATATGACAGCGATCACAGCGTCGTGATACATGCCGTCCTGGCCCAGGCAACACCGCAGGAAAAAGCCAGGTGGGAGCAGATACAGCACCCGATCACTCACACGATTGTTGACCGGGGGCACCCGAAAGCAGCAGAGACTGACCAGCTCACATGCGGAAACCGCAAGTTTTATGTGCAGGGCGTTGACGAACCGGGGCAGCTGGGACTGTATACCATCTATTACGTGGAAGAGAGGGCAGACGTATGAGCGTGCCTGATATAAGCGTTGAAGTAGCAAAGAAAGTGACCGCTATCGGCCAGGAAATGAAATCCAGAGCCACAAGAGGCAGCAGGGCGCTGAAAAATGCGGAGCTGCAAGTGCTGAGAGGGCAACGAGGCGGCAGGAGCTACAAGAAATCATTTAAAAAGAGCAGTTACACGGCGTCTGCACCGGGCGAACCGCCAGCAGTGCGCAGTGGAAAATTGCGGAGCAGCTTCAGACCGGTGGCAGGATCCTCCGGCGGGGCTTTATCCGTAAAAGTGGCCATTGAGACAGACACTCATTATGCAGGGTACCTGGAACATGGCACAAGCAAAATGGCGGCAAGGCCATACGTGGAAAAGATTAAGCAGAAAGCGGAACCCGAAATCAAAAGCATTTTCGGAGCACCGTACAACGTGTAAGGAGGTGCCAGCATGGCATTGATAAAAGACAGAGCGGCACCTGTTTTTGACAGTGAGCAGGTGCACAAAGGCGACCTGATAAGGGCAAAGCATAAAACATGGGACGAGTACAGAAACGGGCTTGTTGTTGGGATAACCAGCAATGAGCTCGTTGTGCTTTACCACACTGGCATAGGGAATGTTTCAAACCACTTTGTAATGCTGGCAAGTGAAGTGGCTGGCGGGGAATGGCAGGGAACCTGGACGGAGGACATGCAGGCCGTACAGGACATTGTACCCGCAGCAAATGAAAGCGACGGCGTGACAGCATGACTCTGGAAGAACTGATCTATACCAGGCTTGTTCAGGAGAAAGAACTGGCAGAGAGCCTGGCAAAGTATGAGGGCGTTCCGGCGGTGTTTTTACAGAAAGCACCGGACGACAAAGCCCAGGGGTGGGGAGTGAGCCAGTACCCCCGCGCTGATTATCTGGTAGACATGACAGCAGACCCGGAACGGCACAGCAGCGGCATGGTAAGCGTGAACGTATACAGCGACGACACAGGCAAGCCACCGGAGGAGTTGGCGCCGCTGGTGCGCATAGCACTTTGCGACGTGGTAATGCAGGCGGATGATGGAGCCTATTGTATTACCTGGGCCAGAACGGAGCTGTTTGAAATGAATGACAGCCAGAACCCTAACACCCTAGTAAACGGGTGTTCGCTTACATTTTTGCTGATTGCATTCCCACAGCAGATCACACAGGCACCGGATCCGGCACTTGCAATGCAGGAATTTTTGAAACGCTGGGAAACAGACGCCCTTGTGATCAACAAAGATCATATTGAAAGTTTTTATGAGCCGAGTGACTTCCACCCGGCTATTTATGTGCGCATTTCCGGGACGAAAAAGAAACGCCAGACATGCGCACTCACGTGGATGGAGTGCAGCATGGCCATACATGTGATCGCACCAACGCCGGAGGCAAGGAACAGCTGGACACGGTATCTATACGACACCCTGGCCAGACTGGGAGAAATTATCCTCCTGGACGGTGCACCGCTGCTTTTTGATGAATTGGCGGTTGATAATGCCGCCGACTACCTGAGCAGGGGGCAGATAACCATCAAAGGGCAGTATGCAACTGAGAATTTCAGTGAGTATTCCCACCCACTGAAAGAAACCTATTTCAACAAATAAGGAGGACGAAGAAATGGCAACAACCAAGAAGCCCACAGAAGCCACAGAAACGGCTGAACAGGTGCAGGCGGACAATTCCAGGGCTGAGGCCGTAAAAGCCGAAAATGAGGCGGCTGAGAAGCTCACAGCACCGGTCTACACTGCCGAGGAATACGCCAGAGCAGCTGCAAAAGTGTTTGATGGCAAATACAGCCCGGACATTGTGCGCGCTGCTTTTACAGTAGCCGGAAAGAAAGAAGCGACCAAAGCGGAAGCTGAGGAGCTTGTAAAGAAATTTGCCAATAAGGAGGTTAAAAACTAATGAGCGGATTTTTTGTTGTAGGAGAAAAGAAAGAACGCCCTGGCGTATACAAACGCTATGAGAACGCGGGCGGAGTAGAAGCAGCCGGAGCCAGATCCGGCGTCGGTTGCGCACTTGTAACAGGTAACTGGGGAGCATTAAACACACCGGTTACGATTGACCAGAGCACTGATATTACCAGCGTTATCGGCGCAGGTTCCGGACATGATGCTATCACAGCATTTATGGCCGGAGGCATGGAGGAGTGCGTTGTGGTACGTGTTGGAACAGGCGGAACACCGGCAACAATTACCCTGAAAGATACCACAGCCAGCGCTGCTGTTGATGCTGTTGTGCTTACAGCACTTTATCCTGGAAACAGAGCATTTACCATTACTGTAAAGGCTTCCCTGGATGATGAAACAGCAAAAGAGGCAACCATCTATGAGGGAACAAAAGCCCTTGAAAAAGTAACCTTTGCAGCCGGAAAAACAGAGGTTGACGGAATTGTGGCCGCATTTGCAAACAGCAAGTACGTGAAAGCTACAAAGAAAGCTCCAGGAAACGGCACTCTGGCAGATGTTACACAGAAAGCCTTTACTGCTGGTACAAACCCGACAGTAAACACCGCAGCATACGGAGAAGCTGCAAACGCAAGTGAGGCAGAAGTGAGAGACATGATCATCGTTGACACCAACGACGCAGCAGTCCACACACTGATTGCAACTCACGTTGCCAGAGTGTTCCAGGAGGGAGCATATACCATGGCGACCGTGGCAGAGCCTAGCTCCGTGGAGATTGAAACCCGTATGCAGCACGCAGCAGCATTCAATGACGAAAAAATCCACTATGTACTGAATCCGTACATTGGCACAGACGGCGTTGAGTATGAGGGTTATATGCTGGCGGCAAGAATCGGCGGTCTGATTTGCGCCGGTGCTGCAAATGCTTCCCTGACTCATACCGTGATCAGCGGAGCAGCAGGCCTGAAAGAGACCCTGAACAGCGGAACCATTAAGAAAGCCCTGAAATCCGGTTGCCTTGTGCTGTCCACCAGCAAGAGCAAGCAGGTATGGATTGAAAAGGCGATCAACACTCTTGTAACCCTGAGTAAAGACCAGGATGCAGGTTGGAAGAAAATCCGCCGCGTGAAAGAGCGTTTTGAGCTTATGGACCGTGTTGAACAGACTACTGAGGTCCTGATCGGCCAGGTGGACAACGACACTGACGGCCGCGCAGCTGTTATCGCAGCCGCCCAGCGAGTTGTTGACGCAATGGTAGGAGAAAAGAAGCTTCTGTCCGGTACTGTAATTGAGGACGAGGGAAATCCGGCGCAGGGAGACTCTGCATGGTTCATTATTGCTGTTGACGACCTTGACAGCATTGAAACTATTTACCTGACATTCCGCTTCCGTTTTGCAGCTGAGGAAGATTCTGAGTAAAGAAAGGAGATAAAGGACAATGAGTATTATTAACACACAGGCGGTTGCTAACGCCAAGAAAGTGCTGACCGGAAAAAACGGCGCACTGTACAATGCCAAGGGCAAACTGCTGGCCACTATGGAAACATACCAGGCACAGGTAAATGTAACAAATACCAAGTTCCAGCCGCTGGGCGACCCGCAGGAACATGAGATTTTTACCAGCTATGGCCAGACGCTTACTTTTACCGAAATCGTGGTAGAGGATGGCGAGTTTATTACTGATCTGTTGGCCGGAATGAAGTCCGGAGAAATGCCGTCCTGGAACTTCCAGGGTGTTATTAAGGGCCGCAACGGTTCTGAGGAAAGACTGGTATACAACGATTGTGTACCGTCCGGAAACATTGACCTGCAGAACGTAACAGTGGGCGACCTGATTAAGAGACAGTGGAGCCTGTTCGTAAACGGCGCAGTAAACCAGCAGGGCAAGCTGAGAGCCTAAAACCATATAAATGCACAAACAGAGCCGCGGGGAATAGCCTCGCGGCATTTTTAAAATAAACCAGGAGGATTTGAGAACATGGCAACTAAAAATGTGAATTTAGAAAATGAGGCAGCTGTTGAAATGACTGAGGACGAGAAGAAAGCAACAGTGAGAAAGTACGAAAATGACATCCTGGGCGGACTTATGGCAGCCGCCGCATACAAGACAGACGCAGAGGAAGCAGTACCGATTGAAATTAAGAGAAACGGCGCTGTTGTGCTGTCTTTCCGCATCCGCCCTATGGGTGAAGATGAATATTTGAAGTGCAAGAAAGATAACACAAACTACAAGCGCAACAAGCAGCTGGGTACAAGAGTGGCAGAGAGTGTTGACGCTGCCAGATACCGCGCACAGCTGATCTATGAGGCAACCGTTGAGGAAGATCGTGACAAGATTTGGGATAACCGTGACGCATGGAAGAACCTGAACGTGCTGAACGGTACTGACCTGGTTGAGGTGGTTCTGAAATCCGGCGAGAAAGACGAGATCCTGGCCAAACTTGACGAGATTTCCGGATATCAGCCGACTATGGAGGATGTAGCAAAAAACTAATCGAAGCCGGCGGCAAAACAACGCTTATGCACATTATTTTCCAACGGCATCATATCCCATTTGACGAGTTTTTGAGCAAACCAGACTGGGCGCAGGTGCTCATGCTGGAAAGTATGAAAATACAGCTGATAGCTGAGCAGAAAGCAAGAGACGGCACTGAGGAGGGCGGTGAGTAAAAGTGGCCGAAACATTAACTATTGAAATTCCGATAGAAGCGGTTGACCGCACCGGTGCTGGTGTGCAGTCGGCCACAAGAAACCTGACGGCGTTTGAACGTGCGTGGGACCGCACACAGCGCCGCCTTGATCGGTTGGAAAGAGCGCACAATATTGATATTGAGCTGGACGACAACGCAAGCCAGGGACTGAGCCGGGTATCTGATCAGGCGGAATCCCTGGACGGCGTAAGCCCAAGCGTTGACGTAGACGTGAACAACGCAGCCACAGGAACCCTGAGCGACGTAGCGGACCAGGCAGCAACCCTGGACGGCACCTCCTCGGATGTTGAAGTGGGAGCAGACAATAACGCAACCGGAATTATTGACGACGTGGGCGACTCACTGACCGCCTTGAATGGCAATGAGGCGGTTGTGGGGTTAAGCGCGGATGATAGCGCCACCATGGAGATAAGGGACGCGGGCGACGCGCTGGCGTCCCTGGATGGGGATGTGGCAACCGTAGAGCTAACAGCAGACGACAACGCCACCCAGGCAATACGAGCGACGGAGGACGCCACGGAAATGCTGGACGGCATGAGCGCCACAGCGGAGCTGGGGGCGGATGATAACGCCACCCCGATCGTAAGAGCAGCAGAGGACGCTGTTGAGAATTTTTCCGGAAGTTCCGGATCCGCGCAGCTGGGAGCAGACGACAACGCAAGCCCGGTTATTGATAGTGTGCGGGATAAGGCAGCAGCCTGGGACGGCAGCGTCTGGACGGCAACAGTGAGCGTCGTGGATGCAGCCACAGCACCTCTGACGGCAATAATAAACGCTGCAAAGAACCCGCTGACACAGGCAGGCGCGGCACTAGGTATCAGTGTAGGTCTGGGCGATACGGTAAACACTTACAAAAACTTTGAAAGCATGATGAGCCAGGTCGGGGCTATTTCCGGAGCAACAGGGCAGGCGTTTGAGGACCTGACAGCAAAAGCCCAGGAAATGGGAGCAACGACCAAGTTTACAGCGACAGAGGCAGCTGAGGCATTTAATTACATGGCAATGGCGGGCTGGCAGCCGAAACAGATGATCTCCGGTATTTCCGGTATTATGAACCTGGCAGCAGCCAGCGGCGAGAGCCTGGGATCCACTTCCGATATTGTAACCGACGCGCTCACGGCATTCGGCCTAAAGGCAAGCGATTCCGGACATTTTGCGGATGTACTGGCAAAAGCCAGCGCCAGCGCAAACACAAACGTTGGTATGTTGGGAGAATCATTCAAATACGTTGCGCCAGTGGCGGGAGCAATGAAGTACAGCGTTGAAGATACATCCATGGCACTGGGGCTTATGGCCAATAGTTCCATCAAGGGAAGCATGGCCGGTACAGCCTTAAAGACTTCCCTGGCGAATATGGCAGCACCTACTGACAGCATGGCAACAGCTATGGAGAAGTACGGAATCAGCTTGACCGACAGCTCCGGAAACATGAAAACACTGAAAGGTGTCATGGATAACTTGCGCGGCAGCCTGGGAGGACTTTCTGAGACTGAACAGACAGCAGCGGCCAGCACCATTTTCGGCAAGGAAGCAATGGCTGGAATGTTGGCTATTATCAATGCTTCTAAGGAAGATTATAACAAGCTGAGCGACGCAATTTATAATGCGGACGGAGCAGCGCAGGACATGTCAGACACTATGCTGGATAACCTAGAGGGTTCCATGACACTTATGCAGTCCGCTGTTGAGTGTAATCATGAAATGATCATAATAATCTGCTTTGTTCCATGACACTTATGCAGTCCGCTGTTGAGGGCGTACAGAACAGTTTTGGCAAGAGGCTGACACCGTACATCCGTGGAGTTGTGGACGCGATTACAGACGCAACACCGGCAGCAACAGCAGCGCTTACAAATTTGATGGACTTTGTTGACGGTAAAGCCGAGGGAATCAAGAGAACCGTGAGCGGTATGACCAACTCCCAGGAATGGCAAAACGCAGACCTGTTTGGAAAGGTTGATATTGCATGGGACACACTGATCGCAGAGCCATTTACAAAATGGGCCGGCAGTAAGGGCAAACACCTGTTATCAAAAGGACTGAGCGGCCTGTTTGGAGAAGCTGCAAAGATTATGCCGGGCGGCGAACAGGCCGGTCTGACTTCATGGCTGAGTGCTGGACTGATTGCTAAAGGAGCAACGTCCCTGATCGGCGGAGCGGGCAGTATTGTGAAAGCCTTGTCCCCTATTGGCAGCGCGATTAAAAACATAGGGATGGCAGCACAGACAGCTCCGACAGTTGGCGCTTTTGTGAGCGACCTGGGATCCATGATTCCTATGGCCGGAAAGGTTGGCATTGCAGCGGCGGCAATTACAGCGGCCGTGGTTGCTATCGGTGTGGCCATAGATAACTATAACGAGAAGCAGATCAGCAACAGCCTGGCGAACCATTTTGGCAGTATTGAGCTGAGCGCGAAGCAGGCAGAGGAAGCAGCTTCCGGAATCTTAAACGCAAAGTACCTGGTAAATGTTGAGATGGCGATCAATGAATTTAAGAACGCCGACGAACTGAGAAAGAAAGCAGAGGAAGCACTGCAAGCAAACCAGGCACTGACATGGAAAAGCAGCGTCGGCATTGAGCTGACCGCTGACGAGCAACAGTCCTATAAGGACAATGTAACAACCTTTGTGGAAAGCAAAATTTCCGAGCTTGAAAGCCGGACATTTGCGGCTCATATAAGCGTGCAGACATTCCTGGGAGGTACTGAGGAGGGTGAAAGCCTGGCGAGCAGTATTGAGGAATGGGCGCGAGCAGACCACCTGGAACTGACCAATCTATCCAATGACCTGAAAACTGCCGTGGAGGAAGCGCTGCAGGACGGCATTATTGATGTTGACGAAGCGCAGGCAGTGGCAGCTTTACAGGATAAAATGAACAGCATAACCAGCAAATGGAATCAGGCGGAAGCGCAGGCACAGCTTGACTGGATCAACCAGGAATACGGCAGCCTGAGCGGCAAAGACCTGACTGCAGACTCCTTTACTTCGGTAGTGGAAGCCCTGGCGGATCAGCGAGAAACCGCAGCAGATGAAACCCAGGCGCTGGCAACAGAATTTTATTCATACTTAAATGCCGCGGAGGCTTCTGGACGAATTACAAAGCGGCAGAATGAGCATTACAAAGACCTGGCCAGCCAGGCAATTAGAAACCAAAAGGCAAACGATCTCATGACCAGCCTGGACTTTGAAAACAACACCCTGGGCGGTACTTATGGCGACCTGATCGCAACAAACCAGGGAAAGACAAAGAAAAGCATGGGAAATGAGGTTGATTATTTAAAGAATTACCTGAACAACCAAGACATGCAGAGCTTGTATGATCACTTGAACATGTTCGGTGCGGATTACGCACAGCAGGGCGGCGGTTGGAAATTCTTACAGAGTGGCGACCAGAACGCACTTGAAAAGGTGTGGGAAGCCATGAAACCAGATGCAGACTCCATGCGCGGCCTGGTGGACGAATATGTAAAAGTTGGCCAGGATGTGCCAAAGCAGATCATGGACAAGTTTAACGAGACTATGGCCATCGGTGCTGCTTCCGGAGATACAAGCGCAGCCTGGGACGTATACGCAAAAAGCATTGCAGATTCCGGGGACAAAGCCCTGATTGATGCGGTAAGTAAGATGGATGCCAACGGGCAGCTGGGTGAGGAATTTTCAGCAGCCTGGAAGCGTGCAACGGCTTCTGTTACAGACGAACCGGTGGAACTGGGAGATCTGAAAGCGGAAGTTGACGGCGTGGACATTGACAAAGACGCATGGGTTTCCAGTTTAAACGAAAAACTGGGCGACCTGGCCGAAACCGAGGACGTGACCGCAGAGGGCGCAACCATTAAGGTAAAGGCTGGGGATTGCTTATGGGAGATCGGCAACGCCCTGGGAATAGACTGGCAGACAATAGCCGAAGAAAACGGCATTGAAAGCCCGTATATTATTCATGCAGGCGACGAGCTGAAAATTTCCATGGATAACTTGACAGCAGAGGTTGACGGAGACGCAGCCAAAACAGCCATTGACCAGGCTATGTCCGCATTGACCGCAGAGGGTGCAGAGTTTTCTGTTACTGCTGACGGTGTAAAGGTGGATCTGGCAAACGTTGAGGTTGATTCTGAAACAGCCATGGCACAGATAGAGGCGGCCCTGGGAATGGAAACCGGAACCCTGAGCGGTGCCGGTATACAGGTACAGTCCGGGGCAACGGTAACTATACCGTCCGATCTGGTACAGGTAGACACAAGCGGCATTGAGGCAGCAGTGGAGCAGAGCACAGCAAGCGGAAGTGAGGACACGACTGTTGAGAAGCAGGTAAACGTGACAACGACAGCCGGATCCACAGACACAACACCGGTGGAAGAGGCAGCGCAGGCAGCTCTGAGCAGTGAAACAAACACCACAGACACCACAATGACCACCAATTTAACCGTAGAAGCAGGCAGCACGGATGCAACACCGGCAGCCACATCTGCACAGGCGGAACTTGATAATACATTTTCCAACACTATGCAGACCAATGGCAGCACGGATGTGACAATCGAGAAAGCCAGCGACAATATAGCAGCAGTTTACAGCCAAGTAGGTAGTGAGCTGCAAGCAGCTTTTAACTCCCCTTATTCTGCAAGGGCTTCTGTAAATGTAACAGTTTCCTACCATATCACGAACCCAAGCGCTTCACTGAGCACGCACAGCAGTGGATCAACAGTTTCTGTATCCATTGCCGGACATGCAAACGGTGGAGAGGTGGGCCTGCATGGCGCAGAATTATCCTGGTTAGGAGAAGAGGGCAAAGAGTATGTTATCCCGACGGTACCGGGCAGACGTGGCCGCGGCATTGCGTTGTGGCAGCAGGCAGGCGAGGACCTGGGCGTGCTGGACAGCAATGGAGAAATTGCAGCCCACGCAAACGGCGGAATCGTAGGGCCTGGCGGCGAAGAACTGGCCAGCAATACCATTTTGCCATTGCAGGCACAGCCACAGGACGAAAGCAAGAGCGTGTGGAGTGTAACCGGCCAGGAAATGTCGGGGGATAGTAGCGAAGAGGAATCCGAGGGCAAGAAAGCCGTTTCTGTCAATGCAGCAGTGCAGGGACAGCAGGGCAACAACAACTTTGAGATTAACGTGGACATGAGTCCAGTTATTAAGATCGAGGGCGGAAACATGGACGAGGAAAAGGTCTTTGAAGTTATGAAAAACCGGATCCGCGAAATGGCAGACGACCTGGGAGACGAGATCGCAGAGCGCATGAGCAAAATTTTTGCAAACATGCCGCTTATACAGGAGGCATAGGGACATGGATATTTACCTGACACCATCCGGCGGCAGCAGAATACAGTTCCCTATGCTGCCGGAAGCTATAACAATGGGTGCTGACGCAAAATTTATGACGTACAGCATTATTTCACTGGGGGACGTAAAACTCCCCCGTGGACGAGGAACAAAAGAGATTTCGTGGTCCGGGATGTTTCCAGGGGCAGTGCGGAAGAAAAACAGACTGGTAAGAAAGTATACCAAACCCGACACACTGATCAAAAGCCTGGAAAAGTATCGGGACAATGGCACAAAATGTACTTTGCTATGCACTGGCACCTGCATAAACTATTCTGTTTATGTTTCCAGTTTTAAAGGCAAGTACAAAGGTGGATCCGGAGATTATTTCTATGACATAAAATTTATTATTGCCAGAGATATAAAGATTTACACCACCAATGAGCTGAAAATAAAAACGCCAACCAGACCGTCGCCTAAAAAGAAGCAGCCCAAAACAGGCAAAAAGACGACCACCTACACGGTAAAATCCGGGGATTGTTTATGGAGGATTGCACAGCGCCTGCTGGGTAAAGGCTCCAGATACACGGAAATTTACAACCTGAACAGGGACAAGATAAAGAATCCGAACTTGATATACCCCGGCCAAAAGCTGACCATACCGGCCAAGTAAGGGAGGTGCAGCTGAGTGATTGAAGTAAGCAAAGTGCACTATGACGTGATTGCAATCACAGAAAAGAAAGTGCAGCTAAACATTACCCAGGCGGTCGAGGGCCTGGGATGGGAGGAAGAAGAGGACGAGCTGGCCATGAAAATAACCTTTGAGCTATACAATGCCAAGTATAACGGTTCCAGGCTGTCCTCTTTGATAAAGATCGGGTGCGTGGTGGCAATAAAAGCGTACTGGGGCAGCGGCAAGGGCATTGTGGCCATGGGAAATGTAACAGAGTGTGAGCGCAGCACAACGAAAGCCGACGAGGTTTTTAATGTGGTTGCTTATGACAACCTGTACAGTATGCAGCGTTCCCAGGACAATATTTATTTTGCTGCCGGAAAGGGCACCAAGAGCGCCCTGACGGAAGTTTTCAAAAACTGGGGCATTACCCTGAGCAGCTACAGCGGTCCGGATGTGAGTCACGCAAAGATTTTGTACAAAAACTCATACCTGGGCGACGTAGTGCGCGGAATCCTGGACGAAGCTAAGAAAAAAGGCGGAGGCAAGGCGATTGTACGGAGTACGCAGAACAAAGTTTCTATTGTGGCCGTAGGTGGCAACAAAGATATTTATCACTTTGAGGGTAACAACAGCGTGTCCAGTAAGCACAAAGTAAGCATTGCAAACCTTGTTACCCGCGTGAAGATTGTATCCTCTGAAAAAACGGACGGATTGCCAAAGGTTGAGGCAGTCAAGAACGGAAAAACAGAATATGGAATTTTCCAAAGGATTGTGAACCACGCCAGCAGCGACAACCTATCAGAGGCGCAGGAGACAGCACAGGAAATGCTGGACGAAAACGGAAAACCGAAAGAGACGGCAACCGTGCAGGCGCCTGATACCCCACCGGTGCGCAAGGGCGACATGGTACACCTGGCTGTCGGTGCGCTGAACGGCTTTTATATTGTTAAGAGCGTGCAGCACGACGCTGACAGCGGGAAAATGACTATGCAGGTAGAAAAAGCAGATACAACAGCCAAGAAGAAAACGGAAACGAAGAAAAAGACCTATAAAGTGGGCGACGTTGTGAACTTCCACGGCGGCAAGCACTATATCAGCTCTTATCCAGGCGCAAAGGGCTACAACGTATCAGCCGGCCGTGCGAAGATTACAATCGCAAACGGCAGCGGCAAGGCGCACCCGTGGCACCTGGTTTATGAGAACTGGTCTGAAACACATGTTTATGGCTGGGTGGATGATGGCAGCTTTGATTGATAGGAGGCAGATATGGCAGAAAACAAAGGCAGCCCAGGTCTGAGCAAACTGGCCCGCGTGATATCCCAGCGGGCAGAGAACGTGGCCGGAAAGGCAGAGCGTGATCTAGTGCTGGATTTCGGCAGCATTAAAGGAGACATGAGCCTTTTAACAAATACTTTCCCCATACCGATACCGCGCAGTGATTATCATGTGTGCAGGCTTGTGGGAGGCCTGGCGTACACGATTTCCGGAGGCTCCCATGGAGGACATGAGGGAGGCAACGGAAGCCATACGCATACGGCCAAGCCACCACAGATCAAGCCAGGGGACCGCGTTCTGGTTGCCTGGGTGCAAAACGAGGCGGTTGTTATTGATGTGGTAAGTTAGGAGGCAAATATGGCAGAAAATCAGCTTTTTCCGGTGTTTGACTTGCCTGAGATACCAGACAACCCGGAATATGATGAAAGATATTACCCGTCCGTTTATTTTGATTTTGAAACGGGCGATTTTTTACGGGATGGAGCAGGCAGGATGATCACCAGCGCAGGCAGGGAGGCATATATGCAGTGGTGCCTGAAAGTTGCCAGCACGGAGCGGCTGAGCTGCCTGGCATATAGCGACGACATAGGCACGGAGTTTGATGAACTGGCCGAGATACCGGACAGGGAATCCCGTGAAAGCGAAATTGAAAGGACGATCACAGAGGCGCTGCTGGTGCATCCAGCAACCGAGTACGTCCGAGACTTTGAGTTTACCCATGAGGGAGACGAAACATACTGCAGTTTTACAGTAAAAGGGTACCCGTGGGAGGAAGATGAAACACTGAGCATGCAGCTGTAAGGAGGTGAGAGAGTTGGCAAGTGATTTTATTGTACCTGAATTTTTGGAGGATTGTGACGCGGACACGATCCACGCAAGAATGATGGACGAGCTTCCGAATGACATTGACAAGACTGAGGGCGGCTTCCCGTGGGATTTTACAAGGCCCACAGCACTGATCGCAGCAGAGCTATTGCAGTTTTATATTCCGGAAGCAATAAAACTGATGTTCCCACAGTGGAGCAGTGGCAGCTTTTTGGACTACCTGGCAGCTGGGTCACAGACAAAGAGAAAAGCGTCCACTTATGCAGAAGCAGTGCTGACGCTGACAGGCGAACCGGGCACCATAGTACCGGGCGGCACTGTTTTTGCGACAGAAGCCAAGAACGATCAGCCGTCCATTGAATTTGCGGCAGTTGAAAGCTGCATATTGAACGAAGAGGGAAAAGGTACCGTGCTGGTGCGTGCGTTACTTGACGGAAAGCAATCAAACGTAAATGCCGGCGCTATTGTTTTAATGTCGGAACCAGTTGAGGGAATCCAGACGGTTACGAACAAAGAAAAAGCCACCGGAGGAACCGAGGAAGAAAGTGACGACGATTTAAGAGAAAGAATCCTGGAAGCAGACGCCTCGGAGGAAACCAGTTATATAGGCAACAATGCCGATTATAAACGGTGGGCTAAGGCAGTAGACGGAATCGGGGACGCGATTGTTATCCCGGAATGGAACGGGCCGGAAACAGTAAAAATTGTATGCCTCGACCAGAACGGCGAGGGTGCGAACAAGACCCTGCTGGATGCAGTTTACAATTATATTATGGCTCCAGACAACCCCGCAGACCGACTGGCGCCGCCAAACACAATCCTGACGGTAGCAGCGCCGGACCTGGTAAACATATCGTATTCCTTTACGGTTACGGTGGCAGATGGGTTTGAACTGAGCACCGTTATATCCGGATTTAAAAAGCAGCTGGAAAGCTATTATAAAATCGTGGCGGATGAGGGAGCAGTGAAGTACATAAAAGTGCACGCGCTGCTGACCGGAACGCCAGGCGTCGAGGACTTTACAGACCTGCTGATCAATGGCAGCACGGACAATATTCGCATTGAAAACGACGAATATCCGTATACAGAAAATGTTGAAGCAAAGGGGGCTGAGTGATGGATCTGGAAAACTTCCCTACAAGGGAAACTGCAAAAGACATGCTGAGCATGATAAGCCCGATCTATGACCGCTCCTATGTTGGTAAATGGATTTTCCAGGTCATGGCGGCATCCATGGAACTTGCACGCGAGACAGTGGAAGATATGAAAAACCAGGCATTTCCGGAAACAGCAACCTGGTCACTCCCCTGGTGGGAAGAACGTTACGGAATCACAGGAAACGAGGGCAAGAGCCTGGAAGAAAGGCGGCGTCCGATTGTGCAGAAACGCAACACAAAACGCCCTATGAACCCGTATCGTATTGCAGGCCTGGTTGCAGAAATTTCCGGGCGGGAGGTTGAAATCTATGAAAACGTAGCACCGCACACATACGAAGTCATTATCCGGCCGGGCAGCAGCAACGTTGACCTGGCCGCTGTTGCAGAAGAAATTTACAAGGTTAAGCAGTCCCAGAAGCACGTGAGGATTGTCTTTGAAACACCTGTTCGCCTGCAAGTGCGGCCCGCGGGTATGAATTTTTCTTTCCGGCATATTATAGCCGGAACCCGGCCAGATGTGAACCGGCCAGGAGCACTGCAGCCTTTAGAGGTTGACGTTGCACCACAAGCAACAGGCCAGGCGTTCACATACCCGACGCCAGGAGAAGAGAAACGGGCAGGAACTTATCCGGATGTAAGCACAATCGGAGAAATGACCGCCCCAGGAGTAAATGCTCGCATTACCGGAGAATCCGCCGGTATTGTGTATAAAATTTGCGGAGCTACACGGCTCTAAGAAAGGAGGAGCACATGCTGACAGCAGACGCCATGAACGGCTTTAAGGACCATGTAAAAAAGACAGTTTCCCACGCCATGTATAAGATTAACAGCAGCTATTACAGGGCGGAAATTACAGACATTTACGTGGACAGCACGGGCAAGGTGGCTATTGATTTTACAATAGATCCCACCATGAGCGGCACCGTAAAAATCGCAGAGGTGCAGCTGTACAACCGCAGCGGCAAGTTGTGGCTGACAAAAACGGAGAACATTACCCGAAAGAGCACGCAAGAGGGTGTGTTTTACCGCTTTACTATTGAAATTACAGAGGTATAAGAGAGGAGGCAAAGACCTATGTATGGTATGACACCATGGAAAGACGAGGTTGTCCAGTACCCATACCGGTACAAAGAGACGCAGAACTCTGACGGCACAGTAGAACATGAGCCGTCCCCAGGTACCGTGATGCAGCAGGGAACCCCGCAGAGCGCAACCAATTTCAACCACATGGAAAACGGAATCCATGACGCCCATGTGGCCGCTGCAATTTTTATGCAGTATCAAATGCACTATGTTGAGGCACGAGAAAAGGAGGTTGACGAGCGGCTGGATCACCACGACGCTGAGTTTTCGGCAGAGACCGGAACCGTTACCCTGAACAATACCAACAAGGTATTTTTCGGCTTTAATAACAGCGGCAGCACGATTGCATTAAAGACGGTCCGCAAAACTATGAACTATGACCTTGATATTGAGGTCGTGGAAGTAGCAGGCGGCCAGGTTGGGGATGTGATCGTATATGACAAGCAGCTGAACGGTTTCAAACTGAAATTTGAGGGAAGTGCTAAGACTGTAAAGGTTAAATACAAAGTTAGAGGAGGTATGTACGCATGAGCGTAAAGGTTATTGAAAAGAACGCGGGGGAGAAAATCCCGTACACAGAAAAAGGCTACAATTTGTGCTTTGACGACATGCTGACAATTAAGTGCAACAAGTACCAGAAAGACTGGCCAGTGCACAAAGATATCTGTATGGACGCAGACAGAGACCTGACCATGGGAACCGGCGACGGCCTTTTTTATGTCGCTGAGGTTGATATCCCGGCAAAGGAATACGAGGAACAGCAACCGGCAGCAGAGGGCCAGGAAGAGGGCGGCACAGCCCCGGTGGCAAAACCGCTGGACATGAGCCAGGTTACAGTGACATTGTGGGGACTGGAAAATCCGGTTGCCGCTGATGATGAAGAGGAGGAATAAGGTATGCAGTACGATTTAGCAGAATTTGCCCTGAAAATGGTAGCACCTAATAACAAGCTGATTTATGACGACAAGGGAATCCCGTCCGTTATGGTTTACGTGCCTAAGTTCAAAATGAGCGACGTGATCGACGGCGCCGGAGACAGCACACACCCAGCCTTTATCGTGAATGGTAAAGAGGTACCGGGAATCTGGATCAGTAAATACCAGAACATTGTAAATAATGGCCGTGCGTACTCCCTGCCTGGCCAGGATCCGACTGTAAATATTACCTGGGACACTGCCAGAGGATATTGTGAATCTAAGGGAAAAGGCTGGCACATGATGACTAAGGCAGAGTGGGCCGCAATTATGCTCTGGTGTAAAAAGAACGGCTTCCAGCCATGGGGAAACAATAACTATGGCAAGGACAGCAGAGAGACGCTGCAGCAGGCTATTCCGGCGACCTATGGAAGCGGAACAGATGCAGGAAAAATTTACCATGTTTTAACCGGTACCGGCCCGCTGACCTGGTCACACAATAAACAGCCTGATGGAATTTGGGACCTGAACGGAAATGTTTCTGAGTGGACCGGAGCGCTCCGCACCGTAAAAGGAGAGCTGCAGTTACTTGAAAACAATAACGGCGCCAACAGCGACAACCCGCAGACAGCGACAAGTACCGCATGGAAAGCCATTGACGCAACCACCGGTGCATTTATTACTCCGGATGGAAACGGAACAACCGCGAACAGTATTAAGATTGACGCAACAGGAACTGGCGGCGCCCAGTGGTGTAAAACCATTACAAAGACCTCTGAGAACTTTAGTTGCGCGCTGGGAGCTTTAACTTGTTCCGCAGACATTTCCGACGCTGCAAAGGCAGTGCTGAGAGCATACGGCTTACTGCCGGTAGACGGAGCAAAAGCGTCTGATTATGACGACGACAGATTGTGGTTCAATAACGTTGCAGACGAGCGCTTGTTCTACTCCGGTGGCAACTATGGCAACGGCGCGGACGCGGGTGTCGGTTACAGTACCGGCATCTGGTCGGTCCGCGGCAGCGTGAGCGTGGTCATCGGCTGGCGCTCCGCTTATGTGGATCTGGAATCTGTTGGCCTGTAATCTGATAGGGACGCGATAGCGGACCGATAAGGCCAACTAGATGCAGGAGGAACATGGAAGAGGTACAGATTGAAAATCAGGATGGGGACAGAGATCCCCTCCTGATTTTAGGAAAAATTGAAGATATGATGTTATACGCCTATCCGGTACTAAATGCGTATCCAAAGTATGAAAGATTTGTTTTAGCGGCAGACATAAAGCGATGTATGGACCAGGCAATGGAAAGAACCATTGAAGCAAATAAAAAGTATTACAAGAAAACTACTTTGCAGGAGCTGGATGTGGAAATTGACAAGCTGAGAAAATACGTTCGTCTTTCATACAGGTTGAAATATATAGATTTCAAGAAATATAAGCAATGGAGCGAAAAGGTAAATGAGATAGGAAGAATGCTCGGCGGATGGATGGCGAGCGTTAAAAAATAAATAACGTAGGGAATGGGATATAGCGCTTGTTCAACTCCGGTGGCAACTATGGCAACGGCACGAACGCGGGTGTCGGTTACAGTAACGGCAACTGGACGAACCGCGGCAACGTGAACGTGAACATCGGCTGGCGCTCCGCTCTACCCCCATACGCCAGATACAGGAGCGCCCACGGACGCCCTGGCAGTGCAGGGGGATAAAGGATCTCGTCCCCGCGCTTTACAATGAGCGAAAAAGGAAAACAGCAGTGATGGCACCAAGGGGAGTCCCTTGTGCGTGGGTTATGTTTTGCGAAAGCGGAGCCGCTGGCCCATCCGGAAGTAGAATACAGCGAAACCTGCACCACTGTAAAAAAATATGACAATTAGAAACGTATATTATGAAATAACCTCATTTCACACACTAATGGTCGCAGATACCCACGTATCAAAGGGCAAAAGGGAGAACACGGAGAGGCTGAGATTTTACGACAATAGAGAGGGAAACCTGGAAGAAATAAGCACTCTGTTGAGGGCTGGAAAGGTACCAAAAGTCGAATATCACAGCTTTTATGTATACGTGCCAAAGGTGCGGAAAGTTATATTTATTGACTACTGGTCCAAAGTGGTGCAGCGGGCAATATATGACGTGCTGAATCCTAAAATATGCCGGACGTTCATAGAACATACCTATGCGTGCGTAAAGGGACGCGGGCAGCTGGCAGCCATGGAACAGCTTTATACCTGGATGCGAGAAACCAGGACGTCCGGAACTGAATGGTATTATTACAAGTTTGATGTTGCAAAATTCTTTTACCGCATTGACCATGAAATACTTATGGATATTTGCAGGAAAAAGATAGATGATCCGCGAACCGTTGACTTGTTAGGGTATTACATAAACAATGATGCGGTTCCGTTTGGTATGCCACTGGATGCAAACCAGCTGACAATTACCGAGGAGCAAATGCTGTATGATTTAGGAATACCTATCGGCGGCGGCCTGTCCCATATGCTGGGGAACATGTATCTGGATCCACTTGACCAGTTTTGTAAGAGGGTACTGGGAATAAAACGGTATATCCGGTACATGGACGACATTATAATCCTAGACAATGACAAGGAACGCCTGAAAGAATACGGCAGAAGAATGACACAGTTTTTAGAGGAGCGGCTGCACTTAAATTTCAACAACAAGACAGCACTCCGGCCGGTGCGGGTTGGGTGCGAGTTTGTGGGCTATGTGATTTATAACGACCATGTGATCCTGAGAAAGAGCACAACACTTCGGATGAAGAGAACGCTCCGGAAAACGCGCCAGGACTACCATGACAACCTGATCACATTCAAAGAAGCAAACGCAACCATGCAGAGCTACCTGGCCATGCTGAGCCATGTGGATTGTAAGAAATTTAAGGAAAAATTGCTGGACGAATTTGTATTGACCCATGCGGATGATAACGGAGAGGAGCAGATCATAAACGTGATGGAAATAGGAGAAACAGGAGCACTTGACTATGAAACAGTGTATTGCTGAGGTACTGGAAACCCAGTCGGAAATTATACAGCTGCAAAGGAATGTTATTGACCGCCTGGCGGCCACGTTATTGCAGCACGGTATGATCGAAGAGGAAGAACTGGCAATGATGCAGCAGGCGGCAGACCTGCAGAGAGGCATAGAAGAATGAAACCCGTGAAAAGAATTGACCGCAGAGCTGGCCCTGGCCGGTTCTTTTATTTTGCAGAAAATGGAGCAGAAAGGAATACGAAAAAATGGACTATTTAATCAAATTGCTAGGAGATTATAGCATAGGCTGGGCCATAACCGTAATTGCGGCGCTTGTATTCCTGGGGTTGTGTTACCGGAAAGTGGAAAAGTATTTTTCTGATAAGGCGATCCATGAAAAGGAAAAAAATGAGCAGTTTAAGAAAGTAATGGATCAGGTAAACATGTATCCAACATGGCACCAGCAAAGCCTTGAAATCCAGCAGCAATTTAATACCAGTATTGCAGAGTTGAAAGAGGGCATGGAAAAGCAGCAGGAAAAGCTGGACAAAATCGAAAAAGAGAACACCAGTCGAGAACGCAGCAAGCTCCGTGACAGACTATTACAATCGCACCGGTATTTTACGAACCCGGACAAGAACCCCATGCAGGCATGGAGCGAAATGGAGGCAGACGCATTTTGGTCCATGTTTAAAGAGTATGAGAACGCCAACGGCGACGGGCACATGCACACGACTGTACAACCTGAAATGAGGGCACTGGAAGTAATTCCAATGCACGAAGATGCGAAAATCGCAGAGCTGATGGGTAGCAGAAAGTGAGGCGGTACCAATGAACAAAATTAAATATGAGAAGCGCATGAAAGAGCTGGATCAGATAGCAGAGGAGCAGCAGCTGAGGCAGCAGGTACGCGACCGAGAGCGCGAGCTGGGACTGAGACGCACCAGGAAGAAACCGGCCTGGGGCAAGGCTATGATGGCGGTTATATACGGTCTTTGCATTGAGATAGTGATCTATGCAGAAATTGTTATGTGGATGCGCTTCGACTTGTCGGCACTGTACGCACTGATCGGCGTACCGGCGGCCATGTTTGGGGTGTTTTGGGCGTATGCGCAGAAATCCGCAAAAGAGAACACCAAGGGCGGCATTGTGTACGACATGAACATAAGACAGGCAGAAACTGACGATCCGGCCGACTTTGAGCCGGAAAATAACACAGATACCGGAGAGGGTATCGGATAAGGAGAAAAGCATGACTTTAGAAATTTTTTTACTGGGACTGATGATCGTATCTATTTTCACGGGACTGTTTACCGAGGGCATTAAGAAGCTGCTGGACGAAATGAGAGTGAAGTACCACTCTAATTTTCTGGCCGGTGGCGTGGCCGTAGTGCTGTCCGCCCTAGTAGGCGCCGGGTACCTGATTCTGACGGAGACGCAGATCAACGACAAGATGGCGGTATATTTAATTGCACTTGTGCTGCTGTCCTGGCTTGCTTCTATGGTTGGGTACGATAAAGTGATCCAGGCTATTGCACAGTTGAAAAAAACAGATAATAACACGCAGGGCGGCCGATAAGGTCGCCTTTTCCTATGGGAGGGACGTACATGACAGAGCAGGAATTTATCAGCTTTATGGGACCGCTGGCGCAGGCAGACATGGCAAAAAGTGGCGTGCTGGCTTCAGTAACAACGGCGCAGACAGTCCTGGAATCCGGTTACGGCAGCACAGAGCTGGCCAGAAATGCCAACAACTTTTTCGGGATGAAATGCAGTTTGTCCGGGAACACCTGGCCAGGCAGCACCTGGGACGGTGTAAGCAAGTACCGGAAGCAGACCGGAGAAGAGGACGCGAACGGAAACGCATACACCATTACAGCAGATTTCCGGAAATATGCGAGCGCTGCCGACAGTGTGGCGGACCACAGCGCATATTTACTGGGCGCCATGAATGGCAGCAAACAGCGTTATGCGGGCCTGAAAGGAGAAACGGATCCGGCGAAAGCTATCGGAATCATTAAGGCAGGCGGATATGCAACAGATACAAAGTATGTGAGTAAAGTCCTGAGTATTATCAACAAATATGAGTTGACGAAATACGACCAGGCAACAAAGGGAGGAGTGAGCAACTTGAAAATTAACCAGAACCCGAACTTCGGAACACACAACACAAGCCCACGCAGCGGAGGAATTGAGTACATTGTTATCCACTATGTAGGTGCAACAGGTACCGCAAAGAACAATATCGACTATTATAATCAGCGCAGCACGACACAGGCCAGTGCTGATTTTTACGTCGGTTTCGAGGGAGAAATCTGGCAGTATAACCCGAACCCGAAAGCCCGTTACTGTTGGGCTGTAGGCGGCGGCAGACAGTCCAGCCAGGGCGGCAGCTTGTACGGCGTGGCCAGAAATGCCAACAGCGTGTCCATTGAAATGTGCGTAAGAAACAAAGGAAACAAGAACGCAAACAGCAAAGACTGGTATTTTGAGCAGGCAACGATCAACAGCGCTATTGAGCTGACTAAGTACCTCATGAAGCTGTACGGGGTACCCGTTTCCAGGGTTATCCGCCATTTTGATGTAAACGGCAAATATTGCCCTGGCGTATACGGATGGAACTCCGCAAGCGGATCTGAGAGCGCATGGAGCGATTTCAAGAAAAAAATCGGAAGCGGTGCAGCAGCTACACCGACAACGCCGACGCAGCCAACTACTGCAAAGAAATACTACAGAGTCCGCAAGACCTGGACGGATGCAGCAAGCCAGAAAGGAGCCTTTGAGAATTATGACAACGCCAAAGCGTGCGCTGATCAGAACAAAGGTTATAAGGTGTTCGACTGGAACGGCAAGCAGGTTTATCCGGCGGCAGCATTCCGGCCGTACCAGGTGCGCGTTGAAATTACGGACCTGAACATCCGGACAGGCCCAGGAACCGGCTACGCCAAAACACAGCATATTCCAGTAGGAACCTATACCATTGTTGAGGAAGCGAACGGAAAGGGAGCGACCAAGTGGGGCCGCCTGAAATCCGGAGCCGGCTGGATCAGTCTGGACTATGTAAAACGGGTATAATAAGCCCGTTGTCTATTCTGTATCTTTTCAGCAAGACTTTTTGTCTGTTATTCCGGGATTTACAGAAATGAAAATATAGTGTAAAATGCGCCGAAGAGGGGGTTCTCAAGGGGGTCAGGCAAACGTCTGAAACCTGGGAGCCACCCTCTTTTTTTGTGCTTAAAAATAGTTGTCTATCTTGTATCCTTTTCATGCACTTCACTACACTAAAGTTTGTCTATTCGGTCTATGGAATATAAACCGCCATTGGTTTATAATATAGACAGTTAAAGAAAGCAAGCACAGGAGGGCATGATATATGCAGATTAAAAGATTGAGAAATACACATTTTGGAACCAAGAAAATCAGCCGCGTAGTAACAGGTTGGGCGCTGTACGAGCCGGGAAAAGGTTGGGTTGCCTTTAGTGCAGACCGTGACGAGTTTGGTATTTTGGTACCATACATCCCGTGCGGTGGTAAGAGAGCACTGCAGAGCATTTTGGATGCTGGCGGCTTTTGTAGCTTTGAGGGTATGGAGTACGTGCAGGAGCTGGCGGCGTAAGCTGCCGGATCCGGAAAGGGGAACGCTATGAGTAAAGCACAGAAATATGGAATGTATGTAGAGATTGCGAAAAGAGCTGAGGAAAGTGGATTGTATACAGGCGAAAGATTGAGCTTGTTAATGGATATCGAAAGCGCAGACGAAAAGTTTAATTTAAGATTAGAGGAGTGGCTGGCCGCGGATGATTTTAACTTTATCCATGATCTTTATGGAATTATGGATCACATTGTAAGAGATAAATTCCCGGCGGATGATTTTGGCTTTTTTGTACCGAGATTCGCAGGTAGATAGGAGGCAGCGACATGTTAGAGAAGAAAATCCGCAGGTATAAGGCAATGGAGCTGCACCGGGAAATGGTGCGAAAGGGACAGCTGGGAGCTGCAAAGCTCCTGCTGAGACTGCTGAGAAATGGCAGGGTGCGCCTGGGGCTTGACAATGACTCGTGGATCGTTGAAAAGGCTTGTGAGGAACTGGGCTGTTATATTTATTATGACCGACGCGGATATAGCGCAACGGCTCACTTATGAGGAGGGCGGCATGGTAAAAAGAGAATGGTACCGGGACCGGTACAACAGCAAGAAAACATGGGAGGTCGTAAAGATGGTAGGCGGCTACTATTTACGCCAGTATGTTGACGGGCAGCAGGTAAATACCGGACTCCGGACAACAAAGGCTTTTATTGCAAGCATTGGTATTTTTGAATTTGAAAGAATCGCATAGGAGGGCAAAGTTATGACGAATTTAGCAAACAAAATCGGCGGCGCATTATTTGGTGTAGCAGTAGGGGACGCACTGGGCGCCCCGCTGGAATTTATGAACGCAAAGGAAATCCAGCACAAGTACGGAACCGTGAAAGAAATGATCGGCGGCGGATGGCTGAACGTAAAGCCGGGAGAAGTTACCGACGACACGCAAATGACAATCGCAGCAGCCCTGGGCGTAGCAATGCACCCGGATAATCCGGAGCCGTGGGCGGGCAAGCACTTTGCAGAGTGGGCCATGGGTGGCCCGAAAGATATAGGCGGCACCTGCCGCAGCGCGATCACAAACGCACTGCAGATGATGCTGAGACGGCCGGAACTGAAAAATTGCAAGGGCCTGGCACCATATGAACTATGGGAGCAGGCAGCACAGCTGACAGCGCAGCAGAACGGGAACAGAAGCGCAGGCAATGGCGCTCTGATGCGTACCGTATACCCAGGCTTGTACTATACAGACGAGAGCAGAGCCATAGAGGTTGCGGACAGAATCGGACGCCTGACGCACTGGGACGACCTGAGCGCAGAGGCTTGCCAGCTTTATACAAAAATGCTATACTATTTAATCATGCACCATGCAGATACGGTGCAAAAACTATGCAACGGCCTGAACGGCATTACAAGGGGCACACGATACAGCCGAAAAGCAGAGCCGGCAAACCTGAATCCTAGCGGTTTTGTGGTTGACTCTTTGCATTGCGCCCTGCACTGCCTGAGAAGTACAAAGAACTTTGAGGCGGCCGTTGTTAAAGCTGCCAACCTGGGAGGAGACGCAGACACAATCGCAGCTATTACCGGCGGACTGGCCGGTGCCCTGTATGGATATGAAAAGATTCCGCTCCGGTGGCGTATGGTACTGGACAGCGGCACAAAGAGCACGCTGATCAGCCTGACAGGCGACGCAGCGAAAAACCACGAGGAGAAAAAGAGATGAAAGCTATCTTGAATTTAAGTTTTTCTGATGAAAAGGGAATAAATTGCACCGCTTGTATGTTGAGTTTTTCAAAGGGAGAGCATTACCATTGCGCGGCATTGGGCACAAGACCTGTATGCCCGGAAGAGGGGTGCAGAAAAGATTGCCCTCTAAAAAGGGAGGCATAAAGATGGCATACGGTAGGAAATTAAAGGGAACCTCGCGCCGGGTACCCATTACAGTCCACACACCACTTGATCGGCTTGACGCTATTGACGAGTACGTGGAAGAAAGGCGCCAGCAAGAGGGAAAAGCATACAGCCGCTCTGATTTTTACGAGGAGGCAGCCGCCTTGTATCTTGAAAAGCTGGGAAGAGGGCAAACAGAATGATGTGTACCAAAATTGTACCGGAAATTTTGAGAGCCAGAAAAACCATAAATAATATAAATAATATAAATAATAAAAACGTGTATGAAACATACAAAAACAGCAGCCGTTAAAACGTTGTTATTGAGTTTGAATAATGAAAAAATTCTGGAAACCCTTATAAACAGGGCATTTCCGGGCACAAGAAGTTCTATTTGATAACAAAATGATAACACCGGATATTTAGGTAGTATTTATCAGCAATCCGGTGGTTGTCAGGTAATATGTGTGAAACCAACAAAAAAGGTCTTACTGAATTGAGTGAAATCAATTTGGTAAGGCCTTTTTTCGTTGGTTTTTATGTTGTTTTTTTCGGGTAATTGTACCGCCACTGGTCATATTCTTCTTTGGTGATCTCCCCGGATTTTAGTTTTTCTGCCTGTTCCTGCCATGCGTAGAACATATCAAACATAGAAAGGTAGGTGGTTCCTTTGGACTTATCCAGCCGGAGACAGAGTTCTCCGTCAATTTCTCCAATATGAAGTCCGTAAAGGTCTTCTAATGTAAATAAGGTGTGCATCAGCCCAACATAACTGTCAATGTCCGGTACAGCGAGTGCATGAGGGGAGACCTCAAAAATGTCAGCCAGTGCATTCAGATAGTTTTCCTTTGGACTGCGAGAGCCTTTTTCGTACTGTGCAATGCGGACATCAGCCTGTGATTCGCTGAATCCCAGCTGTTGACCTAAATATTTCTGCGTGAATCCACGCAGAAGTCGAAAATGATGAATTCTTTCTCCTATTGCCATGCTCATATCTCCTGTCTTTTACTTGATAAATTGAGTATAGCATATATGTATAGTACAGACAAGGAGAAACCATACAAAAAAGTATAGAATTTTTGTTTTGAAACACTTGACCAATACAAAAAAGTATAGTATCATACGGACTATACAGAAATGTATAGTGAGAAACGAAGGAGGGATTTTACAATGAGTAAAATGTTTATGAATGTAAAAGAGGTCATGGAAGTTCTGGAAGTATCGGAATCCTACGCTTATAAGCTGATGAAAAGGCTGAACAGGGAATTACAGGCGATGGGATGCCAGACAATTGCAGGAAAAGTTGACCGGAAGTATTTTTACGAACAGTTCTACGGAACGAGATCAAACGATGGGAGGAATTAAGAATGGCAATTTACAAGACTGAAAGCAATAACACATGGTACGTTATGGTACGGTATCAGGACTGGACCGGCGAACGTAAGCAGAAATGCAAAAGAGGATTTGCAACAAAAAGAGAAGCTGCACAGTGGGAGCAGCAGTTCATACTCCAGAAGAAAGCCAGTATGGATATGGAACTGGAGAGCTTCTGCAAATTATATGAGGAAGATGTGAGACCAAGGCTGAAAAAGAGTACCTGGCTTACAAAGGAAAATATTATCAAGTCCAAGATTTTACCCTATCTGGGAAAAAGAAAGGTGTCAGAAATCACCGCAAAGGATGTTTTGGACTGGCATAATGAGCTTCGCAAATTGACAAGCAGGAAAGGAAAACCTTTATCCCCTACTTATCTGAAAACAATCCATGGACAGTTGAGTACGATTTTCAACCATGCGATCAAGTTTTATGATCTTAGCATGAATCCGGCAAGGAAAGCTGGCACAATCGGCTCAGAAGAAAGCAAGGAAATGCTCTTCTGGACAAAGGCAGAGTATAAACAGTTTTCAGAAGAAATGATGGATAAACCACTTTCCTACTATGCGTTCCAGTTATTGTACTGGTGCGGAATCAGATCCGGGGAGCTTTTGGCTTTAACTCCTGCGGATTTCGATTTCCAGAAGAGAACGTTGCGGATCAACAAATCCTATCAGCGTTTAAAGGGAGAAGATGTGATCAGCACTCCGAAAACAAAGAACAGTGTCCGTACTGTAACTATGCCAAAGTTCTTATGTGACGAAATGCAGGATTGTTTGAAGTTATATTACAGCCTGCAGCCGGATGACCGTATTTTCCCTGTAACTAAGTATTATCTGAACCATGAAATGGAAAGAGGATGCAAAGCAAGCGGTGTGAAAAAAATCCGGGTGCATGATCTCAGACACAGCCATGTCTCTTTGCTGATTAACATGGGCTATACAGCACTGGCAATCGGAAAAAGGGTTGGTCATTCAGCAGAAAAGATCACTTACCGATATGCGCATCTGTTCCCGTCCGTACAGCAGGATATGGCAGACCAGTTGGATGCAGAAAACATGAATGAAGAACCAAATGATAGGGAAGGAGGACTTGCGTATGTCAGCTAAATGTTTGGATAGACAGGGGCGTTGGAGAAATAAAACGGTAGCTTTTCGGGTATCACCGGAGGAGGATGAACTTCTGGAAACAGCGGTTAAATTGTCCGGTCTGACCAAACAGGATTATATTATCCGAAGATTGCAGAAAAAAGAGGTTGTAGTGACAGGAAATCCGAGAGTGTATAAAGCGTTGAAGAATGAGCTTACAAAGGTTCTGAATGAGCTGAAACGTTTGAAAAAGGGTGATAATGTGTCGGAGGATTTACTGGAAGTGATCCGGCTGATCACAATCACGATGGATGGCATGAAGGAGGAATAGAAAAAGCCTTTAAGTGTCGGCAAACACCTAAAGGCAGGGATTTGGTAGAATATTCATCCAAAATCTTTCTATGGGTATTCTATCAAAATCCCCGCTTCCTTTCAACGGGAAAATAAGGAGGAATGATGGAAACGAACAAAGTAGAGACAAAGAAAACAGAAACAAAAAGGATGGAGCCAGATCTGAAGCTGATCAATATGGAAACGGTGGAGGTAGAGCAGATTAAATGGCTGTTTTACCCGTTTATCCCTTTTGGGAAGGTAACGATTATTCAGGGAGATCCCGGTGAAGGCAAGACTACGATGGTGCTTCAGGTCATTGCAAAGCTGACAAAGGGTGAGGAGATTCTTCCGAGGAAGGAAAATACAGCAGAAGTAAAGGACAGAGCAGAAACGGCTGCTGATTCTGATGTGAAATTATCGGAAAGTCCAATAGAGCCTGTGAATGTTATTTACCAGACTGCAGAGGATGGACTGGGCGATACGATTAAGCCGAGACTTCTGGCAGCTGGTGCAGACTGTTCCAGAGTACTGGTCATTGATGACCGGGAACAGCCACTTACTATGCTGGATATTCGGTTGGAGGAAGCTATTGTCCAGACAAAAGCCCGTCTGGTGGTATTAGACCCGATACAAGGCTTTCTTGGTGCAGAGGTGGATATGCACCGGGCAAATGAAATCCGCCCACTGATGAAACGCGTGGCAGTGCTTGCAGAGAAATATCACTGTGCAATAATTCTGATCGGGCATATGAACAAAAACAGTAATGGCAAGTCTTCTTACCGTGGATTGGGTTCGATTGATTTTCAGGCGGCAGCCAGAAGCGTGCTAATCGTGGGGCGAATTAAGGATGAACCGGAAATCCGTGTGGTATGCCATGTGAAAAGTTCCCTTGCACCGGAAGGAAAATCCATAGCATTCCGTCTGGATAAGGAGACGGGTTTTGAATGGATAGGGGAATATGACATCAGCGCAGATGACCTGCTTAGTGGTGACAGCAGAGGGCAAAAAAGTCGGAAAGCGAAAGAGTTCTTGCTGGAGATACTGGCTAACGGTGGTATGGCTCAGAAAAAGATTGAAGAAGAAGCTGAAAAGCGTGGGATTAAGAAGAAAACACTGCGAAATGCAAAACTGGAACTGGAGATCGATTCTGTAAAACGTGGAAATCAATGGTTCTGGATGCTGTCAGAATAAAAAGAAGATGGCAAGATGACCATTTCTTAAGAACAGGGCATCTTGCCACCTTGAAAGGATACAACATGGAAATAAAAAATGTACAGATACCATTTACTCTATTCAGACAGTTGGTTTCCTATCATTTGATGGAAGATCAAAGCTGTTCGGAGGAAATCTGCAAAGGGCTTATGGAAAAGGTGGATCGTATGGCGAACAGGCAATTATATACACAGTCGAAAACTGCCTCTACAAAGGAAGAACGGGAAAAATCCCGGCAGGAATATCTGGATAGACGAGGCATACCGGACAGTTTCCGATGGTAACAGTTCTTGTTGACTACCTTACGACAGGAGCGTGTCACGCACCTGTAGATAGCAAACAAGGAACAGACTGTAAGGTGCAGACGGAATGTTCTTGCACTAACGATAGGTGAATGGCTGCGAAGGGAGCCCTGTTTCAGGGCATCCTTGCGATAAAGATGAATGAAGGGAGAACGTGAAAATGAGAGAAGGAAGACTTGGTTACAACAGCAGCAACGGAAGATACGGTATCTTGTCATCGGATTTATGGATCGATACCGGATTGCACTGTGGGGAATGCCTGCAGATTTTGATGGATGGCAAATGGGTACAGACTCGGATGGAAATGGATGCTGCCCGGAACTGGTATCTGGTAGGGACACCTTACCGTGGTGATTTGGAATATATTCAGGCAAGGATATAACCGGGCACAGCCACACCGACCGAAGGGAGGCATAGCCCCCGGCAGGGCGCAAGGGTACTTTTGATGGACGGTACGGCTGTCGAAAGTGCTTTTGCGTTACTTTTGACAAAAGTAACAAAACCGCCGTATCCGGCGCAGATTTCTTATAACTGCCATGACTGGCGTAAATAAAAATTATGTGCCATATCTGGCACTGGTTTCAGAAAGTGAGGTGAGGCAATATGACGATGAAAAGAACCATCAGCGGTATGATTGGAGCTGGATCTCTTGCTCATAACAGACGAGATTTTATAGCGGGAAATGTAGATCTGGACAGAGTACATCTGAATATCTGCTATCAGAATGAAAATTTAAAACAAGTATATAAGGAACTATTTGATGAATCGGTGGAGCGTTATAATGTCGGAAAAAGGAAAGATCGGCAGATTACAAATTATTATGAGAAGATCCGGCAGGGTAAGCAGGAAAAGCTGTTCCATGAAGTCATTTTTCAAATTGGAAATTGTGAAGATATGGCTGCTGGAACACCCGATGGGGAACTTGCAGTGAAGGTTCTGGATGAATATATACAGGATTTTCAGAAGAGGAATCCGACACTGAGAGTATTTAGCTGTTGTTTGCATCAGGATGAAGCGACTCCACATTTGCATATTGATTTTGTACCTTATGTGACTGGCTGGAAAGGCAAAGGGATGGATACAAGGGTTTCACTGAAGCAGGCATTGAAAAGTCTGGGATTTCAGGGTGGAAACAAACATGATACGGAGCTGAATCAGTGGATAAACCATGAAAAAGAAGTACTTGCTGAGATTGCCAGGGAACATGGAATAGAATGGGAGCAGAAGGGCACCCATGAGGAACATCTGGACGTATATAATTTTAAGAAGAAAGAGCGTAAAAAGGAAGTACAGGCACTGGAACAGGAAAAAGAGTATCTGACAGCAGAAAACGAAGGATTGACATCCCAGATTGCAGAAATCAAAGCCGAAATTAAAATGCTGGAAGAAGAAAAAAATCAGGCACAAAAAGATAAAGAGATGGCAGAACAACGTGCAGAGAAAGCCGAAAAAGAATTGAAAAATCTGGAACAGCACAGAGAGCAGTTACAGCCGATCATGGATTCTGTAAACAAGGAGTTAAAAGAGATTGGAGCAATTGAGCTATTATTGCCGGAAACAGGACCATTGGAACGTGCAGCAACTTATCGAGATAAGAAAATAAAACCATTGTTTATCAAGATGAAAAATAAGATTGCTGCAATGGCTGTACAGGTGAAAGAACTTACCAGACAAGTGGAAACATGGAAAAGAAAGTATCAGAAAGAAAAACAGAAATGTCAAAGTATGAAAATCGAATTGCAGGAGTTACGTCATGATAATAACTGCTTATCTGAGAAAAATGAAAAGTTATTGAATGTATCCAACCGGTATGATCGGGTAGTGCGAGTGCTGGGGATAAGTACAGTGGATGCTGCGGTACAGAAAGATATTCAAATTCAGCAAGAACTTGAAGAGAAACTCCGGAAAGAGCAGATGCCAAGAAAAATGAGTGACAGGCTGCAATGGGCAAGGGAGAGAAGCCAGGAACGTAATACGCAGTCAAGGAAAAACAAAACGAAATACAGAGGAATGGAGATTTAGGATTATGGAAAAACAGATTTATGACAAAAATAATGGATTAAGTTATACATTGCATGGTGATTATTACATCCCGGATTTGAAATTAAATGAGGAAGAACCGATCTATGGGAAGTATGGAATGCTGCGAAAAGAGTTTTTAAGAGAAAACAGATCGGCAAAATATCAGTATCTCTTATTGACTGGAAAGCTGACAACACATTTGAATCAGGTCGATCAGGAAGCCAGAAAGCAGGTATGGATGTTAGTGGAGCAGATGGCAGAAAAACAGGGTGTGACAGAAACATTGAAGAAACAGGAGCAGATGAAATGGGTTGGGTTAATGAATAATATCAGAAATTGTGCGGAAGAGATAGTACTGAGAAATATTGTACATTTCTAAGAAGGGAGAGCAGTCGAAAAGGCTGCTCTTTGGAGAATAGAGAAATGTCGAATGTGAATATAAAAATATTTTAAGTTGCATAACCTCAAAAAGGATGATATAATCGAAAAGTCTTTAAGGCAAATAAAAAAGAAAGAGCACATGTCGTGTAAGGTGAGGAAATGTTTAACAGATAATTTGGTTTAGGCAAAACACATAGTATAGAATAAGACCTGTGAAACGGGACTATTATTTGTGTATGCTCAGATTGAATTATCGCATTTTATTTTTCCTTATTCTTATCTTATGATAATAATATAGGCTTATTTTGCGGTTCTATTTTGCGTATGCATTATAGGGCCGTTTGTTATTTACAGGCGAAGGGAGATTTTATGGCTCAAATTAACGTATGTAATTTAACCTTCGCATATGAAGGAAGTTTTGATAAGGTATTTGATGACGTTTCTTTTTCCATAGATACAAATTGGAAACTTGGTTTTATAGGAAGAAATGGAAAGGGAAAAACTACTTTTTTAAATCTCTTACTTGGGAAATATGAATATAGCGGAAGTATCAGCAAGGGAATCGTGTATGATTATTTTCCATACAAGATCTCAGTTGAAGATATGTCAAAAAATGCAGACGATTTGATGGAAAAATGGAAACCAGGTGTGGAAAATTGGCGTGTAATGTGTGAATTGTCAAATTTGGGAATTGACATTGAAATTTTGTATCGTCCTTTTTCGACACTTAGTTTAGGAGAAAGAACAAAGGTGATGTTAGCTGTGTTATTTTCTGGAGAGAATGATTTTTTATTGATTGATGAGCCTACAAATCATCTGGATAAGGATGCCAGGGAGATTATAAAAAAGTATCTTTCCAGTAAGAAGGGATTTATTTTGGTTTCACATGATAGAGATTTTTTGGACGCATGCATTGATCATGTACTGGTGCTTAAGCGTGTTGGCATAGAAGTCCAGACGGGGAATTTTTCCAGTTGGTGGGAAAACAAGGAACGTGCTGATATGAATGCAAAAGCCGAAAACGAAAAACACCTAAAAGAAATACATAAGCTTAGGAAATCAGCAGACAGGTCAAAGCGTTGGGCTGAAAAAAACGAAGGAACGAAGATAGGTTTTGATCCGGTTAAAGAACACGATAGATTTCTTGGAACAAGGTCATATATTGGTGCTAAAACAAAAAAGATGCAAAGCAGAGTAAAATCTTTTGAAAAAAGAATTCTGAATGAGATTGAAGAAAAGGAAGGACTTTTGAATGAGATTGAAGAAATCACAGATTTAAAGCTCCAACCACTTACACATCATAAAGAAAGACTGATAGAATGTAAGGATTTTTCACTTTGTTACAAGGATGCAGAAGAACCTTCTCTGAAAAATATATCGTTTGAAATAGTGCAGGGGGAAAGGGTGTTTTTAGATGGAAATAATGGGTGTGGAAAGTCGAGTCTTATAAAATCAATTTTGGCACAGGTAAACGGAAAAGCTGAAAGAGAGTTGAACTATGAAACAACAGGAACTCTATCGGTAGTAAGCGGCCTTAAGATTTCGTATATCAGTCAGGATACTTCTCATCTGAGAGGAACTTTGAAAGCTTATGCAGAAAAAAATGATATTGATTATACACTTTTACTGACACTTTTAAGACAACTTGATTTTTCAAGAGTACAGTTTGATAAGGATATGATAGAATTTTCAGAGGGACAGAAAAAGAAGGTTCTGATAGCGTCCAGTCTGCTCACACCGGCACATATCTACATATGGGATGAGCCGCTGAATTATATTGACGTTTTTTCCAGAATGCAGATTGAAAAATTGTTAATGCACTATGCCCCGACGATGTTGCTTGTAGAACATGATGTTAAGTTTAAGGAGACGCTTTCTACTAAACTGGTGAAAATGTAGTTAATATTCAATAAAGAATGATATTTTATTTATACGGAATTCTGTAACAACAAAGTCTGGATTATCACTTGAATAAAAAGCTGTAAAAGTTCACGTTGAATTTTACAGCTTTTTGTGTATAATATAAGTAGCAGAAACAATATAAAATCAAGGAAGGAGCTGAAAGAATATGGCAAGTATTTTACCAGTATCTGATTTGAGAAATTATAACGAAGTCCTGAAGAACTGTCACAAAGGCGAGCCTGTATATCTTACCAAGAATGGTAGAGGACGTTTTGTGGTTATGGATTTTGAAGATTATGAACGTGATCGTGCGGAAAAGAAGCTTTTGATGAAGCTGCAGGAAGCCGAAGAAGCAGTGAAAGATGGCGAAGGATGGCTGGATTTGGATGAACTGAAGGCACTTGTGGGGGAATAAGATGTTAAAATTGCGGATTAACCCGATTGTTGCAAAGGATCTGAAGAATATTCGGGATTACATTGCTGAAGACAATGAGGAATATGCGGCAAAAACCATAAAGGAAATTTACGGGAAATTTGAGAATCTTCAGATGTTTCCGGGAATGGGATCAGATCTTTCCAAACGAGTCAGCTTTCGGACAGACTATAAATATGCGATATGGGAAGATTATGTGATTATCTACAAGGTTGGTAACGAGTATGTGGAGATTTATCGTGTCATCAATCGGTATCAGGATATTACAAGAATTTTTGATTGATAACAGAAATATGATAACAAATTGATAACACCGTTCAGTACAGTCCGTGGACTAAGGATAGTGGAACACATATAAAACCAGATAGAACCATAACGCCTATACAAAATTGTATAGTGACAAAAACTCATTTGCGAGTTTGAGTAGCTTGAAAAATCGCGGAAAAGCCCATAAATAAAGGCTTTGCGGGGTGTCGAAAAGACCAAATGGAGTGCAAATGGAGTTTAAAAATTATTTTTTTCTCTTGTTTATATTCCAGATTCACCTGCAAATTTCGTGAAATCGGTTATTCTCATAAAATAAAATTAGAGTAAATATGAAGAACAGTTTGTTTTGATTGAAGTGATTTTCGTCAAGGCAGACTGTTTTTTTGTTGCCTGCATTTAGAAAACAGATACCACAGAAAGGTTCTTTACTTTCGATGAGCTTAAACTCCATGACACAGTAATCACACTGATGGAGAATTAAAAAACAAGAAAATTTGATAAATTTCGGAAAATGATGTCCGATTTTGCATCTGCCAGTACAGAGTATATGAAGAGATAAATATTCAAAACACAGGAGGTACTGATTATGCAGAATAAATTATTTTTAAAGGCAGCCGATATATGTGAACTTCTGGAAGTAAAACAGACATCGGCTTATGAAATCATCGGAAATCTGAACAAGGAACTGGAAGAACAGGGCTACCTGACGCTTAGAGGAAAAGTTCCGACAAAGTATTTTGTGAAGCGTTTCTACGGAGTAGAAGATACTTGTGAGATTCCACAGGAAGAGGGAAAGGAATGGTTTCATGCGTAAGAGAAAAATGTATTTATCAGTGGAAGACATTGCAGAACTCTTTGGATTATCAGTTTCGTTTGCTTACCGGGTAGTGGAAAGAATGAATGCCGATCTGGCAAGCAAGAACTATTATGTGATTCTCGGTCGGGTGCCAACCCGCTATGTAGAGGACAAGATCTATGGTCTGGAACATGTTGAGCAGTATTTGAAGGAGGATAAAGCGGTATGAGTATGATGCAGGAAAAAATGTATATGGATGTGGATGATGTGTGTGCAATTCTTGGAGTTTCAAAAACTTATGCATATAGTCTGATGCGAGAATACAACAAAGAATTGAAGGCAAAAGGCTATATTGTAGTAGCTGGAAAAATCTCTACGAAATTCCTGGCAGAAAAGATTTATGGCATGAAAGTCGAGGATTAGCAATGGGGGTTTACAAAGAAGGAAAAAACTGGAAAGTACAGGTCTATTACAAAGACTGGCAGGGAAATCGGAAAAGAAAACAGAAAAGAGGATTCAGGACCAAGGGTGAAGCTAAGGAATGGGAAAGAGATTTCCTGCAACAGCAGAGCCAGGGTGTGGATATTGAATTTGGAAATTTTCTGGAGATTTATTACAAAGATATGGATGTCCGTCTCAGAGAAAACACTATGTACACGAAGCGATATATTATTGACCTGAAAATCAAGCCTTATTTTGAAAAGAAGATTCTCAGTGAAATTACGGTGGCAGACGTCCGTGCATGGCAGAATGAGTTGCTGACGTATAAGGATAAGAATGGAAAAGGATATTCTCCTACTTATCTGAAAACAGTGAACTGCCAGCTGACTGCAATCTTCAATTATGCAATGCGGTATTATAACCTGCAGGATAATCCCTGCAGGAAGGCAGGAGCGATTGGCAAGAGTAAAGGAGAACCGAAGGACTTCTGGATGCAGGAAGAGTTCAATGCTTTTCTGGAAACAGTAAGTGATAAGCCGGAGACAAGAATGGCGTTTCTTTTGTTGTACTGGACCGGAATGCGTATCGGTGAATTGCTTGCACTTACTTATAATGACATCAATCTTGAAGAGAAAACCATATCAATCAATAAATCTTATCAGAGACTGAAAGGAAAGGATATGATCACGCAGCCGAAAACTCCAAAGAGTATCCGTGTGATTACGATGCCGGATTTTCTTGCAGAGGAATTTAGGGAGTATTGCAGTCATTTGTATGGAATTATGAAAAAGGAAAGACTTTTTCGGTTTACCAAATCGCATATGGAACATTGTATGGCTACCGGAATCGAGCGGTCTGGTGTAAAGCGGATACGACTTCATGATCTCCGCCATTCCCATGCCAGTATGCTGGTTGATATGGGGGTGGCTCCATTGGAGATTGCAGAACGCCTTGGACATGAAAAGGTGGAAACCACGTTGAACACTTATTCACATCTGTATCCGTCTACACAGAGTAAATTAGCAGGTTTGCTAGATAAGAAACATGAGGAAGAGGAGGAATAAGCGATGGCTGGTGACAGACATGGAAAACACAACACAACGACCATTTCTTTTCGGGTGAATTCTTATGAAAAAGCAACAATTGAAGAACGAGTGAAAGTGAGCGGAATGAAAAAACAGGATTATATCGTCCGATCATGCATTTACAATCATGTATGTGTTGTTGGAAAGAAAGAAACAATTGAGATTATCCGGTCAGAAATGAAGGAAATGAGTTTGGTTTTGGAGGATGTGGCAAAAGATTTGAAGTCTGAAAAACCAGTTATTTCAGAACCGGTTCTTGATAGTATGACAGAACGGTATCTTGCATTTTTGGAAGCAGCATTATGGATGCTGAAAGGTTCAAGTTATTTATGGGAGGATAAAAAGGATGGAAGAGAAAGTAATGAAGGATTGTAAAGTGCTGGCATTGTGTTCACAAAAAGGCGGGGTTGGCAAGACAACAAGTTGCGTGAATCTGGCAGTCGGACTTGCAAAAGCAGGGAAGAAAGTGCTTGTGATTGACAATGATCCGCAGGGAAGTATGACAGCAAGTCTTGGGTATCATAACCCAGATGAATTACCAATCACACTGGCTACTATTCTGACAAAGATTGTAGAAGATGAACTATTTGAAAATACACTGGGAATTTTACATCACCAGGAAGGAATTGATTTGATTCCGGCAAACATCGAACTCTCTGGAATGGAAGTTTCACTTGTAAATATTATGAGCAGGGAACTTGTCTTAAAACAATATATAGAAAGAATGAGAGAAGAATACGACTATATATTGATTGACTGTATGCCATCACTTGGAATGCTGACGATCAATGCACTTGCCAGTGTCGATGCAGTTATTATACCTGTCCAGGCGGCTTATCTTCCTGTAAAGGGTCTAGAACAGCTGATACGGACGATAGGAAAGGTGCGAAGACAGCTTAACAAACAACTGAAAATTGGAGGTATATTGATCACAATGGTGGATAACCGAACGAACTATGCAAGAGATATATCTGATCTGATTTTTGATACATATGGAAACCAGATTAAGATTTTTCCACAGAGTATTCCATTTTCAGTACGAGCAGCTGAAATCAGTGCGGAAGGAATCAGCATATTTGAGCATGATCCAAAAGGAAAAGTAGCGGCTGCATATTGGCAGATGACACAGGAGGTGCTTTTGGATGAAAGGTAGAAGTGCATCGAAGATAAAACTGACATCTTATGATGAATTACTTGGAGGAGGAGAAGAAACGAACGATATCCAGCAGGTTTCACTTGAGCATTTACATTCTTTCGAGAACCATCCATTTCAAGTAAATGATGATGAGGCAATGGCGGAACTGGTGGAAAGTGTGAAAGAAGAGGGAATTCTTACAGCATTACTGGTACGACCGCTGGGTGATGGTGAATATGAAATCATCGCCGGTCACAGAAGGAGACATGCGGCACAACTTGCTGGTCTTAAAGAGGTTCCGGTTATTATCAGAAATATGGATCAAGATACAGCTGTCCGTGCGATGGTAGACAGCAATCTGCAGAGACCTAATATACTCCCAAGTGAAAAGGCATTTGCTTACCGTATGAAGATGGAAGCAATGAATCATCAGGGAACATCAGGCGGTATCAGTGCGAAAGACATTGGAAAGAACGCAAATGACAGTGCAAGGCAGGTGTATCGCTATATCCGGCTTACTTATCTGATGAATGACCTATTAAACGCAGTAGATCGTGATGTGATCGGATTGCAGGTAGGTGTAGAGCTTTCCTACCTTACGGTTCCAGAACAGGAGATGGTGGAGGAAGTGCATGAGAGTACCGGAAAATATCCAAGTCTGGAACAGGCAAAAAAAATAAGGCAACATCGAGAAGAAAAAACGCTGACAAAAGAGATTGTGCGGCTCCTGGTTATAGGAGAGCGTAAAAAGAAAACAACGGTAACATTAAAACAGGATGAAATTAAGAAGTATTTTCCTCCAGAGTATGATGAACAGAAGATACGGACTGTTATATGTCAGCTTTTGGAGGAATGGAGCAATCAGAATCATTGATAAGTACGAAGGGAGGGATGTGTCATGAGTATAAGAGCAACATTCCATTATTTTCAAGGAATGGAATGCGATATGTACAGTTTTTATCGTATTCCCAAACTGCTGTTTACAAGTGAATATTTTAAAAATCTCTCCTGCGAAGCAAAGGTGCTGTACGGACTGATGTTAGACCGGATGTCACTGTCCATCAAGAACCGGTGGTTTGATGAAGAGGACAGGGCATATATTTTCTTTTCGGTGGAAGAGATTATGGAAATGCTTAACTGTGGCAGGAATAAGGCTGTGAATTGTCTAAAAGAGCTGGATCAGGAAAAAGGGATTGGATTGATTGAGAAGAGGCGAATCGGACTTGGAAAAACAAATGTTATTTACGTGAAAAATTTCAGCCTGACAGAATATCCAGATGAGCCAGCAATCTTTGATTCGGAAGAAACACCGGAAAATGTAGCAGAGAGAAAAGAAAATACAGAGACAGAAATAGAAGAATATGCGAAAAAAGAGCCGGAAAAGCCCGTAAATACACAGAAGTTTGAAAAACAAACTTCAGGAAGTTTGAAAAATAAACTTCAAGAAGTTTCAAAAACAAACTTCAAGGAGTTTGAAAAACAAACTTCAAGAAGTTTAGAAAACAAACTTCAAGAAGTTTCAAAAACAAACTGTAATAATACTGAATATAATTATACTGAATTTAGTGAGAATGAATCTTATCAATATCTATCTGAACAAGAGAAAGGGAGAGATAGGATACAGGAGAGAAATGAGTATCGACAGTTAATTCATGATAATATCGAATATGAGATCCTTTGTCAGAGCTATGGAACTGGACGAGTAGAAGAGCTGGTAGAGCTGATGCTGGATGCAATATGTTCGACAAAGACATATCAACAGATCAATGGGGAAGCTGTGCCTACACAAGTGGTCAAGAGCCGTTTGCTCAAAGTCGGGTATGAACACATCCAGTATGTGTTTTTCAGTCTTGACAGGAGTACAAGCAAAGTGAAGAATATCCGGCAGTATATGCTGACGGTATTGTATAACGCTCCTGCAACAATCAATCAGTTTTATGATGCTGAAGTTCGACATGACATGTACTGGGGGAAGGATATTCCAGACAGGTAAGAACTTTGTGCCCACTGGGCACGAAGTTTAAAAAGAGATAGTCATATCTGGCAGATATGCTAAAATAACCTTGTGTCCACTGGGCACAAAGTAGGAGGAAGAATTATGTTGAGATTTATGATAAAACTGCCATTTCGAATTATTGCAGCTCCTGTTTGGCTGGTACTTGCAGCGGTGAATATTGTGCTGGTGTTCCTGGTTGGGTTATCTGCTGGATTCTGCTATCTGATAGCCGGAATCTCTGTTGTGACAGAAGTTTTGAGTATTGGGTTTGGAATCAGTACGGACTGGACAATGAAATCAGCGATTATTACGACAGTAGTGTTTGTTCTACTCCCACATATCGGTATGGGGATAGTTGCAGTAATTGAAGTTGTGAAATGTGGATTACAGGAATTTATTTTTGGATGATTGTGGAAAATATAGTGGCGCTATATGGAAAGGCAGAAATAAACAATGGAAGAATTATATAAAGTGATGGATGATTTGCTTGAGGTGGAATTTCAGATGAAAGCAGGGATGGATATTCTGAAAGAACTGGAAGAGTTTTATATGCTGGAAAAAGAAACCGAAAAATCGGATGCTAGAAAAGTAGCTGTGCTGATGAAAGGATATCTGCAGTCGATGAAGTCAAATATTCGAGAAATCATTCGTTATATTGATGACACGACACTTGAAAAATCAAATGATAAAAAGAAAGATAAACAGGAATCTGCGAGCACCATATCCGAGGAAGTGCAGGAATTTGTGAATCTGACAATTACAGAGCATATGGGGAAAGCATATTCAGAATGGAAGTTAAAGCAGGATAAAGAGCCAGTAAGTGAGATTGATAAGAAATACCAGAAATTACTGGAAACGTTATCCCAAGAACAGGAAGAAGTGATTACGGAATACTGTAATGCAATTTTTAGCAGTGGAGCAGAAACAGAAGAATTTTTCTATCGACTGGGATTAAAAGATGGACTGAATCTGAAAAATACGGTAAAATCTGTATTAGAAATGATATCATGAAATCGGAAGTTGGAGGATACACGCATGAAAATTGTAATCATTAATGGAAGTGCCAGAAAAGGAAACACGCTGACAGCAATCAATGCATTTATAAAAGGAGCATCAGAAAAGAATGAAATTGAAATCATTGAACCTGACAAACTCAACATTGCACCATGCAAGGGATGTGGTGTCTGTCAATGCTCTAAGGGATGCGTCGATAAGGATGATACAAATCCTACAATTGATAAAATTGCTGCCGCAGATATGATTCTTTTTGCTACACCAGTTTATTGGTGGGGAATGTCAGCACAATTGAAACTTATCATTGATAAGTGCTACTGCCGTGGATTGCAGTTAAAAAATAAAAAAGTTGGCACGATTGTTGTAGGCGGTTCTCCCGTAGACAGTATCCAGTATGAGCTGATTGATAAGCAGTTTGACTGTATGGCAAAATATCTTTCATGGGATATGCTTTTCAAAAAATCATATTATGCAACAGCCAGAGATGAACTTGAAAAAAACAAGGATTCCATGAACGAACTTGAGGGGATCGGAAAAAATTTATAAAGCACGTTCCAAATTCCTGTTTGCATATTTCATCAAACGGTACATATTAAAATTAACACAAAGGGAGATGTTAGAATGAAAGCTCATGAATATTGGTCTGTCGGAGCATTGATAACGATGCTAGGAACTTTTTATGGCGGATATAAAGGTTCAAAATCAAGCCATAAATATTTTGCGGCAAGTTCTTTGCTTTGTATGATTATGGCTATTTACACAGGTCATAAGATGATATCTAAAAACAAGAAAACAAAGAAAGAACCAATATCATTAGGAAATGAAGAATAATACAATCAACCTTGTGCCCAGTGGGCACGAAGTTGGCATAGTCACTATGGTGTCAGGAGAAATCCTGGCATCTTTTTTTTATATCTTTTTACACTTCAAAAAATAATTTCAAAAAATTTCTAAAATCATGTCCGATTTTGTCGCTCCCAATACAGAGTATATGGAAGGCAAATTGAAAATCCTCTGATTTCCAAAAATCACAAACGTAAAAGAGGTTCAGACAGTTCTTCCGATTGCACCTTGACAATTGAAGGAGCTGATACATCTTGAGGAACATGCTTACCGGAGATAATCCGGCTCGTGCAGGCGAAGACTCCTACGGGAAGAGCGAAGCAATAATGATACCACCGAAGGGTACAGGACCTCTGCTGAAACAGAGACTGTGACTGTATTTTTACAGCCGGGTTATCTGGAATGATAACGATCAGATGTATATGTACAGACAAAGCCCAAATGTGAATACTTAGATTTTCTTATTTATATTACAGGAGAAATCCTGTAGCAAGTGGGGAATGGTTCGAATCCATTCCTCATTTTTTCGTGCAGAAAATGCACAGATTATTATCCTGTTTGAAATACCAGGGAAGGGTGTTGCAGGAAGAAAGGGAGGACAAAAAGAATGAATACGATTGTTTTAATGGGTAGACTTGCCAGAGATCCAGAAACTAAGCTGACATCTACGCAAAAGGGACAAACCAAAGTATCTAGGTTTCCACTGGTAGTAAAAAGAAATCGCACAAGCAAAGCATTTGTAGTGATGATCACAGCTTATGGAAATAATGCAGAATTTGTGGAGAAATATCTTGAAAAAGGAATTAAGATTGCTCTTTCCGGAGAGTTGGTAATCTCTCAGATCAAAGATGAACAGACTGGAACTGCATCCTATTATACCGAAGTCATTATGGATAATGTAGAGTTTGCAGAAGCCAAAACAAAAAAAGAAGAATCTGACGGATTTCAACCAGCAGAGAAGAGGAAGATTCCATTCGATATACCAGAAGAACTTGAACAAGAAATGCCATTTCGATAGGAGGACAAGATTTATGAGAAAATACTTTTTAGAATTATTTGCAATAGGATTGGTTGATTCAGAAGGAAGAATCAATACAGAACATATGACAAGTGATGCGCTTATGACTGCCATGAAAACAATGGAAGAGCTGACGCAAATGAAAATGGATCGTTTGGTTTTGGAAACAACAATGGAGATGATCTTATGTATGTTTGAGTCATGTGACACAGAGGAATTTACAGAAATATTAGGCAAGCTGCTTGGCGGAAAGCAGACTTCTAAAGTGACAGCTCATTTGGAAGCACTGGAGGAATTGTTGACAGAAGAGGAATATAGTAGTTTCCTTGCAGAATATCTTGGTTATTTAACCGTGAATGTAGCAGAGTTTATTAGGAGCACAATCATTGAAAATGGTTTGATGTTACTTGCCGGTTCAGGAGGAGAAGAGGATGGAGAAGAGGATGGAGAAGACGGATTATAAAATCACAGAGTTTCACAATTCGGAGTTTGGTTCCATCCGTATGATTGAAGATGGAGGCAGACTTTTATTTTCTGGAATTGATGTAGCATTTGCTTTGGGATATGCAAAACCAAGAAATGCGATAAATGTTCATTGCAAGGGGGCCCTGAAACGGGGCGTCCTTACATCAGGTGGGGTACAGCCAATGATTTTTATTCCAGAGGGAGATGTATATCGGCTGATTACAAAAAGTCGTTTAAAGTCAGCACAGAATTTTGAGAAGTGGGTATTTGATGAGGTACTTCCGGCTATTAGGAAAACAGGCGGATATTTAGAGACCGATCTTTTAGACAGGGTAAAAGATAACCCGGAACTTCTTTTGGAATTTGCCGAGAGACTTTTGGCAGAAAACAATCGAAATCGAGAATTGCAAAATCGTGTAAAGGATATGCAGCCAAAAGCAGATTATTATGATCATTTCATGATTACAGGAGAATGCACCAATATTCGAACGACGGCAAAAGAGATTGAATTTCCAGAAAGAAAATTTGTGAAACTTCTTTTAAATAGAGGATTTCTATATAGGAGTCCATCCGGCACGCTGTTACCCTATGCGGTGGAGAAGAACAATGATCTGTTTATTGTAAAAGACTATTTTAACAATGGACATCTTGGTTCACAGACATTGGTTACACCAAAAGGAAAAGAATTTTTTAAAGCGTTGTGTGCGGAGGAAGAGTAAAGAATGATGGAGGTGGTTGCCATGATTACAGATCTGGACAGCAGTTAAATCGCTGAAAGGAGGGAAAATCATGCAGGAAGAGGTAACTCAGAAAACGGTCACGTTCTGCATTCGGACTACCAAAGTAACAGCAGATTTATTGAAAAAGGTTCTTGCTGCTTATCTGCGTCATCAGAAGCAGAAATCGGTAGAGAAGAAAGCGAAGAAGAATCAGCCGAAACAGGGAAAGGTCACGGTAAAAGAGCTGGCAAAACAAAATGCCGGGATGGTCAATATCGAGATCACAAATAAGAATATCAAGTCCTTTGAACGTTATGCCAGAAAATACGGGATCAATTATGCTTTGAAAAAAGATAAGAGTAAAGATCCACCGATGTATCTGGTGTTTTTTAAAGGACGTGATCAGGATGCCCTCAATGCTGCTTTCCGTGAGTTTTCCCAGAAACAGATTCAAAAAGCGAATAAGCCTTCTATTCACAAGCGTCTTGCAACTTACAGAGCAATGATGCCAAAGAAATCGAAGGACAAAGTAAAGAACCGGCATCAGGAGCAGAGCCGATGAAAAAGCAAATCGGTAAAAATCTGATGCAAAAATGGAAGAATAAGATCAGGGTCAGGCTGTCCGCCCTGGATAAAAAGAAACTGGTTCTTACCAATATCCCATATATCTTAACTGCTTTTTATACAAATCGGGCATCATTTCTTTACAGAAACAGTCTGGGAGAAGATATTGGGAACAAGCTATTATATGCGATGGAACATGCAGACAGGATTCTTACTGGATTGCAGCCAAGTTTTAACTGGCGTGATATGCTGACAGGAATTGTAGCAGCTGTCATTCTGAAATTACTGGTATGGCAGAAACAGTCAGATGCAAAGAAACTCCGGAAAGGAATCGAGTATGGTTCAGCCAGATGGGGAAACGCTGAGGATATTAAACCTTATATGTCGGAAGATCCCTGGATGAATATTCCATTAACAGCAACAGAAGCATTGACTATGGAAAGTAGACCTAAACAGCCAAAGTATGCAAGAAATAAAAATATAGTGGTCATTGGCGGCAGTGGTTCCGGAAAAACTCGATTTTTCGTTAAGCCGTCAGTCATGCAGATGAACTGTTCCATGGTCATTACAGATCCGAAAGGCACTCTGATCGAGGAGTGCGGGAAGATGTTAGCAAAGGGACCACCTAAGAAAGATAAGAATGGAAATATTATGAAAGATAAATCAGGAAAAGTGGTACACGAACCATATGTGATTAAGGTTCTGAATACTATCAACTTTTCCAAATCGCTTCATTACAATCCATTTGCTTATATACGGTCTGAAAAAGATATCCTGAAGCTGGTTACAACAATTATTGTTAATACCAAAGGCGAAGGGGAAAAAGCTTCCGAAGATTTTTGGGTGAAAGCAGAGAAGCTGTTGTACACGGCATTGATTGCTTTTATCTGGTATGAAGGAGATGAAGAGGAAAAGAATCTGAATACCCTTCTGGATCTTTTGAATGAAAGCGAAACCCGTGAAGAGGATGAAACTTACCAGAATCCAGTGGATATGATGTTCCAGGAACTGGAAGAAAGAGATCCGCAGCACTTTGCGGTCAGACAGTATAAAAAATACAAAATGGCGGCTGGCAAAACAGCCAAAAGTATTCTTATTTCCTGTGGTGCGAGGCTGGCACCATTTGATATAGCAGAACTTCGTGAGATCATGTCTTATGATGAAATGGAACTGGATAAGATTGGGGACAGGAAGACAGCCTTGTTTTTGATTATGTCCGATACAGATACAACCTTTAACTTTGTGATTGCCATGTTACAGTCACAGCTTTTCAATCTGCTTTGTGACAAAGCAGATGATGAATATGGTGGAAGACTGCCAGTTCATGTGCGTGTCATTGCTGATGAGTTTGCCAATATTGGACAAATTCCTCAGTTTGACAAGCTGATTGCAACCATCCGAAGCAGGGAAATCTCTGCTTCTATTATTTTGCAGTCACAGAGTCAGCTAAAGGCAATGTATAAGGATAGTGCAGATACTATTCTGGGTAACTGTGTGCGCCCAGAAGTCGCCAGCGCAATATAA